ACTCCGATCATGAAGAGGGTCGGTTCTGCGGCAGGCAAGATCGATAAATCGCTTCTTGATAACGAGGGTGCCGCTGGGTCCATTTATCGCGGTCTGTCGCGTGCCGTGGAGACGGCATTTTCCAGTGGCGCGGGAGAAGAGGCTGCTGCGGCGGCGGCCACAAAGAAGGGTATCGGTTCTGTCATTGCGAGGTGGTTCACTTCGCTTCCTCGGGCGGTGGCTGGGAGTTTCACGGGCTGGGTAGCAGGTGCGACTGCGGTTGCAGCTTATGGTTCCGCTCTTTATAGCCAGTGGCAAAATCAGACTCATGAGCGTGAAACCGCTCGTGATGACTCGGTAGAGTGGGGTAATCAGTCATCGCTTCAGACAAGCAAAAATCTCAAGGATTCCCGCAGCGGTTCCCCTGTGCTGACTGCGGCGGCCATGGCTGCTCAACAAGAACAAAATTCTGCTGAAGCAGAGGCAATCGCTACGAAGAAACAAGAGGTCGAAGAGGCTAAGAAGAAGTACGCAGCGCATTGGCAGGGGCGAATTGGATCCGCGTCCCTCGATAAATTCGGCAATGAAACGCCATCGGGTATCGGCTTGGATGAGATTTTTACAGGACGCAGGGCTGACTACAACTCTCTCACCTACAAGCAGCAGCAGCTTGCCGAGATGCAGCAGCAGCACGGCAACTCGGTTAAGGCTCTCGATCTGATCGGCAAGCGGTCTTCCTCGCTGACGGGGACGTTGAATTCCCTCCAGAAAAACGCCATGGATTTCTCCCTCGACGGCATGGGTGCCCGGGATTCTCAGACAGCGGCCATTGTCAATACGCTGCGCGTGCAGCAGCACTTCGCTCCCGACACGAAAGCGCGTTTGGCCTTCAAAGGTCAGGCTGATGATCTGGAGGATAAAATGTCTCTCCGGAATCGGGCCATGGAGCTGACGAATCAGTTTGGCAAGGATCACGCGGCAGAAGCCTTCTCCATCGCCTCCGCAGAGGTTCAACGCTCTCGCATCATGACCAATGCGGAGCAAGCGGGAACTCCCCAGATGAGCAATCTTGCCCGGATGGGGGGCAGTGCCGGGTTTGCGGGGGTTGTGGGCGGACCTGACTCCAAGGCGCTTGATCAGATCAGCAAGCTTAACGAAACGATTTCCTCTGATTTGAAGAGGCTGGTGAGTGAAATTCAGAACGCCAAAAAAGACAGTGACCGAAACATGAAGGAGGCCATGAGAAAATGAGCCTCCAAAGCCTGATCGATGACGACTCCACGCTCATCATGGTGGGGAGTTATGAGCAGAATCGCTACACCTCCACGGCCACCGTAATAGCTCTCTACATGCTTGAAGATGACGATCTTCCGGTAGAAATGTCGTATGTCCCTCCTGCTCCGCAGTCAGGAATGACGCTCACTGAAATCGATGCGCGTTTTGAAGATGGAGCCGCTCTCTACACCTGGTTTTATGAGGGATTAAACCAGATTTTCTTTAACTCAAACCTGACGACTCTCTCTCTGGAAGGATCGCTCAATCAAGATCCCATCACGCTCCATCCGGAAATCAATGCCTTCATCGCCAAGTATTCTAACGGGTGGTCTGGTGGGCGCATCAACTGGCTTCGAGACGACCCTGATCAGGCGAGCGGTCGCACCGGTCTTTCATTTTCGGGTGCGGACACGGTGGCCAATATCAACCCGCTGTTGGGCGTGGACAGTTACCGCTCCAATACGGCCACTTATTCCTACGATCAAATCTATACCAAGGATACCTTGCCGATGGATTTGGTGACAACACTCGGGACGATCTCTTCGGATCCGCCGGATGTGACAGGGCAGCTTTCTCCCGGGAATGTTGCCAAGTTTGGTGTTCGCAACTGGCTTTATTCAGGAGTGAAGCTCTATCAGGTTGGTCCTGGATTTCTGGTCCGGAAATCATTCCTGCTCTCGGGTCTCGGCGGCTGGCTGGCGCAACTTTACGACCCTGCCAATGCGCTGCAATCATCATCTTAGTCATGCCGACTCCTCTTAAAGTCATCGGCACGCTGCCTGATCCCCGACTTGAGCGATTCTTCGTGCAGTTGCCCGGCAAGGCCACGCTGATCTTTGTGGCCGAGCGTATCGACGCTACCTCTGATGATATACCGGCGATTCCGCCGAGTGCGCAGACCGGATTGCTGACAGACTGGGTGCAGATCCGGCAGTGGGCGACGAAGCGGGATGGTTGGTATGAGATCCGATGGCTCTACGAGGCGGGTCTTCAGGAAATGCCCTATGCTCCCAATGACACGCGATCTGCTGCTGACCGTAATTTTCAGTATCGCATGGAGGCATCCCTCTATCAGGCACCGCTCACCTCTCACCCTAACATTAAGAACTTCCTCTGTACCTACGGTGGTTATATGGATCAGGGGCAGTTGGTGTTTCCGCCGTGGGATCCCACAGGAACAAGCGCGCGAGCGGGGTTTGATCAGCAGGGAAATTACTACGGCAACATCAATCCGTTTTATGGCGTGGATACCTTTCTTTCGCCACAGGCCACGCTTACCCGCACCTATATGACGGCAGGCAATGAGTTGCCAACCGATCAGCTTTACGGACTCGGGTACATCGACACGCCTCCCGATCTGCCCTTTGTGGTGACGAATCCCGCCGCCAGCAAAACTGATAACTGGCTTAAATCGGAGGCTCCTGCCTATCAGCACGGAAATGATCTGGAAATCGATGAGGGATGGGAATCGGGCGGCATTGGTGGCTGGCAAAGGCTCATCTACGCACTCCCTGTTGCTAATTCTTAAACGCGTACCGAGATGTTCTTCACACCAATTCCTGTTGTTAGAAAGAAAAAGGTTTCTGTGGGTGGCGGGTTGTATTCGCAATCCACCCCTGGCTCCCTGGCTATCTATGCCGCCAAAGAGCCGCTTTTCCGGGGGGCATGGTATGTCTCGGGTGGCATTATTGGTCAGGGATCCAAGGCCATGATCACCGTCTGGATTGATCGCGGGTATGTGAACGGATTGCAGCCAATGATTGGAAAGATCCTTATGAGTGGCGATGCGCAGAGTCCTCCTCCAGCCATCACTGTTCCTGCTAAATTCGATGCGGAGGGGAGGGCTTGGGTGGGAATCCTCATTAACATTGATCCTGCCACGGGGAATCTGAGGAATACGACACAGGCCAAACTGACGGAAAACGATCTCACAATTTCCATTCAGACAACAACGATCATTCCTTCGGCGAATGGCTCTATCTTCTTTCATCCTATTGCAGTCATCAGGAAAAATCTTTCACCGATCCAGATCGCCTATTTTGATTATCAGTGGGGGACTGTTCAGCAACACGGGATCTGGCGTCATTTTTTAATTCCAAGCTAACGCCGCGATGAATCTGCTGCGCAATCAAAGCGGTGGCTCGGAGGTCTATTACCAGCCTCGCCAAAATCATGACCAGGCGCATCCATGGTCGGTAAGCATGAAATACAACTCGGGTTGGCAGGCAGTCATCACCCCGGGATTTGTCGATGGATCTGATCCTTATTATGCGCCGCTCTCGGCGGGATTGTGCGCCGAGCCAAACATTTCCCTTTCTGAAACTCAGGATGTAACTTCCATCCCTCCCTTCTTTGTAAATTTTGGAGCAGTGCCTCCTGCGCAGGATGCCTCCCTTCAGGCTGATGCCAACGGCAATTTGGCCCTGCTTGTGAATCAGCAAGCGGCCTCCGGGTGCTGTTCTGGCGGGGTTGGTCGGCTCTTAAAAAGCTGTGATATTTGGGTTGTTATCGCGCGCGCCTCCTATGCTGTGGCCGTGGATATGCCTGCTGATCTGGTGGTCGGCAATTTAGTGGACTACACAGTAACTTACAATACACAGACCTTGAGCCACTACGGCTCTCGCCCTCGACTGCAGACGGGACCTTCGATGCCATCCACTTCGTCGGCCACCCTTGCTGAACGGCTTGCTGGAGATTACAGCGATGATGGTCAGGACTATATGTTGGTTGCCACGGTTTATTTCCTTTCCCGCACCCAGGATAATCCTGACTTCAGTGCCAAGCTCGACGAGACATGGCTCCCGTATGTGCAGAATGCCTGTTTTTGGAATGTCTCCTACCGTGCCGCAAATATCCCTCCGGTGACGCTTCAGCAGAACTCGATTAGCCCCTTCCTGGCTTGGTATATCGGCCAATATACGCTGGCGGGTCAGGATGTGCTCGGGGCCATGTCTGCCGCTGAACAGAATATCTATAACTCGGTCTTCAACGCCAATGCCACCATGGGCACCTTTTACACCGCATGAGCACTCCAACGGCGAAAACCGATTCTTATGGGCTCAATAAGCTGTCCCGATTGCAGGGTGAGGATGCGGCAGCGCGTGCAGCGGCGGCCGCGACAGTGCTGGAGCCTGATTTTCCTTATACCGCTCTCTCGATTGGCCTTCCTTTTTGGCAGCAATGTTTGACTGTGGGCCCGCTTGGTTTTTCTTCAGTAAGTTCTGGATCAGCCGGATCTGGCGGATCGGCGTCAGGATCGAGTGATTTGGGTGATTTGTCGGGAGGGTTTGTGGGCGGAGGAGGATCTTCCGGCGGGGGTGGGGCTGGCGGAGATTTTTAAGTTGACTGATGGCCGCAGGGTATGGCGGTTAATTCCCTGATCTATTGTGATCTCTATCGTGGTGTGGCGTGCAAAAGTTCTGCTGCCGACACGATGACGTTTCCTACTTTCGTGGCGGGTGGAAAGATCACCTATGGTCTGCGCTTTCTGGAGTACCAAGGCAGTTATTTTACAGTCGATCAGACTCTTGCGTCGCTTCGAGTGGCGATGGGTTTGGTGGATGCTCGCCCGGCAACAGGAACCTATCAGTTGCAGGCGGCGTCGGGCATCTCCACAGCCGCCAATACCACGGCCATTTTACAGTGGAATGCCGTCGCGACGGAAATCACGACGGCATTGAATGCCCTCTCCATTGCCACCGGAAATCCATTCGTTGTCACGGATGTGCCTGGCGGCTATGTCGTGAATCGAACAGATGGGAGCGCTATCTCCCTGTCTGTTATTTCCAATACGATGCGTCCCGTTTCTTTCGGACAGATCGAGGCTGCTCAAATCGGGACTGTGTGGCAATATGAGGTGAGGCTCTGTCAGGCTCCTCTTGCCTTTACGAATACGGCCGCTCGCGTTGTCCCTCCCGCTCCGGTTATCACGGAGATCCAGGCAGGTGGGGCCAGTATGGATGGTGTGACGAAGTGGAATGAAATCCAGTCCCTGTCGATTCTCCCATCCTTCCTGGGGACGTACCAACTCAGTCTCGGCCTTGCAAAGACCGAGTTGCTCGATGTCACTGATGGTGCTTCGCAGCTTCAGGATGCCTTGAACACGATGCTGGCACCTCAAGGTGCCTTCGTCACTGTGACCAATCCGACGACGAATGTTGCCAACATTGAGTTTGGTGGATCTCTTGCGGGAATGGGCGTTGGGCTTTTGCAGGTGTCGGTTTATTCGGCTCCTCCCGGTGATTGGACGTTCTCGCTCGATCTTGGCACCTATGAAATGCTCACCGCTCTTTGGGCGGCCGGTGAAAGTCTGCAACTGGCCTTTGAGGCCGAGGCCGATATTTACCTTGATCCTACTGATTTCTCGGCTGGAACCGAGACGGTTAAGCTTTGGAGCACCACGGTTGCTGTAGCCCCGCCGCTCATTACTCCAAATCTGGAGTCTGTTCCTGAAATCGACTGGGTGCGGCCACCGGCGGATACCTATATTCCTGGCACGACAGATCAGATTCTTATCGGCAATCAAGAGGCTGTTTTGATTCCTACTATTGGAGATGGAGTTTCCGATCATTTCCCGATTACTCACAATCTCAATTCTGTCGTTCCTACGGTCAAGGTGCGTCAGACGGCCGCTGGAGGCAAGCTGCTGAGCGATGAGGCATACACTGTGAATTATGACAGTGTAAATGCGCTCACTATTTATGGTTTGGAATCGTTGATAACGCCCGGCTCGCCTCCGGCCGTTGATGAGTACACGGTGCTCATTGAGGCTACCGGGCCCGCCTCGGTGTTTCAGACTCATACGCACACCATCGCGCAGATCGTCGGATTGCAGACGCTTCTCGATGGGTACGACTCCGCCATTTCTGCCTTACAATCCATCCTGCCCACGATCTCAGGCGCAGGAACAACGACGAGCGCCACGGGCATTCCGATTCCTCTCACTCTGAAGAGTGAGATCCTTGGTTGGCCAGCCTCCGCTGTGGTTCCGGCCGCATCCGCCACGACTGGTTACTCAAGCAGTCAGATGCTCAATAGGCCGCCGTCTCTCCTTCCTGTTGGATCAGGTGGCATCAACACAGATCGGGAATTATGGCGTGTGGCGATGAATCCGCAGCTTCTGGCGCTGGGTCGGACGCTACAAATTGACTGGGGTGTTGCCCTCCAGGTGCTTCGTCCAAACTGCGGGATGGAGTATCAGCTTGTGGTGGAGATCGGCACTTATGCGAGTGCTGGCAGTATGCTGAACATTACTTGGGAGAGCGGGCCTGTCTTCTCACAGCCAATCGTTCTTACCGAGGAGCTGACGGTTCATAGTTTTGGTATCACGATTCCGCGCGGCATTGTCGGATCTACGGATACACTGCAACTCACGCAACAGCTTTATGGTATTTCCTCTGGGAATAATACTGCTGCACCCACGAGCGCTTCCTTTGCTATTCGCTGCCGTCTTATCGGATTGGAAACGGAGCCTTCAAGTGTGCAGCCAGACCCTCGCGGTTGGATCTACCTTGCCGTCGTTCCGAGTCTGACGGCAGCCACGGGAGTGACGATTGCTCAAGCCCTGGTCGCCACCCCGGCATAGGATGAACATTACCTCATCAAATGTGGTTGCCGGAACGGTTGGTGTGCCCCTTTCGTTTAATCTAACAGCGGTCACCACGTTCTCGGGGGAAACCTTTGAGGGGTGGAGTTTAACCAATTCCACAAACCCTCCTCCTTTTGACGGTGGAACCTTGGCAGTGGGGTCTGTGGCCGGGTTGCCCGCAGGGCTGTCATTTAATCACTCCACCGGCCTCCTTTCTGGAACTCCCACAAGCATTGGCGTTACTGCCTTGCATCAGTGGGCTTATGGCATCGAATCGGGCGGCACGAGTGGGGCGGGAACGGTATTGACAATAACTATCAATGGCGTAGCGCAAACGATCTCATCCTTTTCTGTTCCAAATAAAAACTATGGTACGGGATGGAGTGGTAACTCTTTTGCTGTTACCACTCCAGCCGCATCTTCAGGTCTGACATCTGTCCTATCGGTGCTCTCTGGTCCTGCTACGATCTCTGGCACTACCGTCACGGTCACGGGACCCGGAACCGTGGTGCTCGCTGCTAATCAGCCGGGAAATTCCACCTATGCCGCCGCCCCGCAAGTTACAGCCAGCTTTACGGTTGTCACGGCCTCAATCTCTCTTTCAAATCTCACGCAAACAACGACTGGCTCACCGCTTCCAGTAACAGTAACCACCACTCCTCCAGGACTTGCCCATACGGTTACCTATACGGGAACTGGTTCGACTGTTTACGCAACCTCATCAACTCCCCCATCCGCCGCAGGCACCTACGCCGTCGTGGCGACCATCACTGACGGTTCCGCCCCGAGCATTGCCACCGCATCGACTGCATATACCATCATCTTGGCAATCACGGGCACCGCTCTGGTTATTCCAGCGTCGGTGATCAACATTGTCATGAGTACGCTCGCCGCCACGATTAGTCCCGCACCACTTGCGGCCGTCTATGGAGATGATTTCTTTCTTATTGTGAGATTTTTCGATGATTCCTCCACATCGCTCCAGCCTGTTTCAACTGCGCTTAGTCTCTCGCTAAGCGAGTTTCCGGGTGGTGAAATCCTGGCCGTCTCGGATTCCTGGTCGCTGGGTGTTGATACGTCTGGAGCTTCTTTCTATATCCTTCATGTTCCGCTTGCGGGCACCCCTCTTCTGGAGGCGCTCGCGGATGCCGCCAAAACTCCGCCTGGCAAGAGCGCCATGATTGCGCAACTGGCATGGACGCAGATCAATCCGTACCATTCATTATCAGTAGGACCCGCCACTATTTATCAGTCATTGCCGCCGATTGAATTTGATCTCTATCCCGCGCTCTTATGATCTCCGGTCCTCGCCTCCAGTTTGATTTTGTTGCTCGCGGCGTTACTTGCCCGGCCTCGATCGTTGCTCCGACCTCTGGGGACCTTTTTGTTTTTCTGGTTTTTACGGGCGTTGATGACTCTGGCGCTCCGATTAATCCTAATCCAACGATTTCCAGTCCATCACTTGTACTCAAAGAGTATGTCACGGGTTATCCCGTGGCTTCCTCGGACTCTTGCGCGTATGTGACGGGATCGTATGTTGCGGGAGTATCACCCGCTCAATGGGTGTTCCATGTACCCATGACCGGTGCAACTCTTGCAGCAGCCCTTAAAGACGCCGCAATCGCCGCTCTGATTGGCGAGATTGAGTTCACGATGAACAACCCTTTTTCAACCCATCTGGGTGGTTCTACACTTATTACGAGAAGCCTTCCATTTTCCTTCGAGTATAGTCTGACCTACTAATTGGCATGAGTTGACGGGTGGCGAATGGTTGTGATCCTTACCGTTGATCTTGACTCTTTGGCGCTTTCCGCATCTTCGGTGCCTGTTTTAATAGCGGGAAAGGTCAATCCCATCTCGATTCGGTTTGTTAGGCACGGAAGATTTCAACAACTACCGGATGGTACGCCGGGGAATGTTTCCCTCACTCGTGGAGGAGTTCTTATTGCGGGTGGGCTTTCTTACTCCTGGGTAAAAAGCGAAGTTGGCACGACTGCCATCTACACTGTCACATTAGATTGTAACACCACGGAGATTGCGGCCATTTCATGGGGTTCCTCTCCTTCGTTTCCTTGTTTGCTAACGGTTGATTGGACTGTCGGTGACGCTCCCTTTGAAAGTCAACCACTGCTGCTCAATCTCCTTGCTTCAAATTTTGAGGGCGATGAATCTGCTCCAACTGCTCTACCGTCCCTAAAGGCGGATGTCTCGGCTGAGTGGGATCCCACTGATAATGTTTATTGGATTACCCAAGAGAAGGCTCAACAGGGAATTCGCCTAGCCGCCAACGCTCTCTTGCTCCGAGTCAGTGGCGGCTACATTCAGTGGCAGCACGCCGGTGATGCTTCCTGGAATGATCTTATTGCTGTTTCTTCCTTGGTGGGTGCGCCGGGATCAACCGGAGAGGATGGCACCAATGGCACAAACGGAACCAATGGTTTGTCCGTTAATCTTCAGGTCAGCGACGGCTGCATTCAATGGCAACACCCGGGAGATGCCTTCTGGAACAACCTTATTGAAGTTTCCTCTCTTGTTGGTGCAACCGGCCCCGCTGGTTCTTACAACCAGTCCCTCAACACGACTGATCCCTGTAGCTTTGTCTCGGGTACATTCGGAGGTATTCGAGTCAACACCACATCAAATGCGGATCATCCTCTGGTGTGGGACATGGGTGGAAGTGGCGAGCTTTCTATAAATATAGGGGGCACAAAACGAGCCGCTTTGTCTTTCGATGACGCATTCGGACAAGTGAACTACTACAACGCTACGTCACTTGCATTAATGGCGCTGACGGACAGCGGAGAAGTTCTGCTAGGCCCCTACTATGGCAATAAAGTGATGGTGGATGGGTCTTCCACTCTTTCTGGTGGATCGTGGTCTATCCTTAATAGTGGCGTTGCAACCTTCATAGAAGGCTCTTTTGCCTATGGCTTGACTTACCTGTACAATGATGGCTCTGCCGACATTGCTGGGGGCGCAGCCCACATTGGATCTGATGGTTCTGCCCTCTTTACCTCGATCACCCTTCCTAATGCTACGGCGATCAAGATAGGGGCTTTTGATAACGGAACAGGTGGAGCTAACGGCCTCGGATTGATATGTTCGGTTGGATACGAACTCAACTGGCAGGGTGGAAGGCTTCGTTCCATATATCAGGGAGACAGCACAGGTACTCCTCAGATGCTCTTCCTTGACTCCCCGTTGTCGATTGGAGTTCAAGGGGACTACCCTGCTTTCATTTTCAACTTGGATGGCTCGGCCTCCCTATCAAATAGTCTCCTGACTTTCGGTGCTGATGGCTCCGTAGATGCCGCAGACGGACAGGCCACTATTGACGCTTACGGCAATGGTCTTTTCCGAAGCATGGGATTCCTTGGAGGCGGTAGCAACGCCCTCTATGACGATGGTGGTCTGCAATATGGCTCTCAAGCTGTGGCGATGGTCGGATCAAATGTTTCCAACTTTGTAAATGACATGGGGTATATTACCAGTTGGGGGTATGACCAATCGTTGAATACAGGGGATTCTCCCTCATTCGATAGACTAACCCTAAACGGTTCCTTAAATATCTATGCAGGGGGTATTGCTATTGGATGGTCTGGCTATGATCACTACGCAGAAATCGACGGCTCTGATGGTTCAGCGTACTTCGCCCACAACAATTTCCTTATTGATGCCTCTGGAAACTTTGGCTCCTATGGTGGCCTTAGCTGGATCACAGCGGCGGGAAGCGCGGGGTTCGGTGCTGGTCTAGGTGTTGGCTTTGGGGGTAGTCAGGGTAATGAGGAGATTGGTTGGCAGTATAATGCAGCAATCCTGACGGATGGGTCGGCTCAGTTTGCCAATAATGTAGCAGGGGTCACGGCTGCGGGGCATCTCTACGGCGCAAACTTCTATTCGATGAATCAGGCAGTGGGAACAACCTCCTCTCCCACTTTTGCAGGAGTCTATTTAAGTGGAGGAAGTGAGCTTCATGATTCCAGTGGGCTAAAGTACGGAAGCTCCACGGTTGCAATGCAGGGTATTGGAGTTAGTCATTTTTCTAATGACGCTGGTTATCTCACTACTGAATATAACTATTTCAATCAACTTCTCAATACAGGAAGCTCTCCAACTTTCGCTGGACTGACTGTCGGAGAGTTTACTGTTGATGCTTATGGTAACTTAACCTTGGGTACTGGCGGGTTGACACATCTCAATGCTGATGGATCAGCATTGTTTTCTAACAACTCAATCCTTATGGAGGCTGATGGAAACCTATACACTGGTCAGAATCATTCGGGACCATTGAGTAGCCCCGCATTCATTAATCTGGGGAACAGTTATAACTCTGGAACCAGTGCACTAGGAAGTAAGCTATTCTTCTATACGAATGGAACTGTTGGTAGTACTTTTGCGATAGGTGTTGGCCCAACGAGTGACATGCAGTATCACGCAGGATCATCGGGAAAGCATGATTTCTACTCTGACGGTACTCTCGTAGGTGAGTTCAGCATTTATGGCCTTAGTGTAGTAGGCAATACCCTTCATACAGATGGTTCAGCTTCATTTGCTAATGGTTGTGCCACAGTAGACATGGGAGGCAATGCTTCCTTTGCGGGCGGGATGGTGATCGCCAGTTATGATGATGGAGTCAATGTTGGAGATGGTGCAGCGCAGATGCTGCCCTCTGGGTCGGTTTGCGGAAATGAGTTCCACACCAACAGTGGCAATATCCAACTGAATAACAATGGATCGGCCCTTTTCTCAGGTGGTCAAACCCGCATGCAATCTGATGGTGGATTTTTAATTGGAAGTTATGGGATCTACGATGGGGATGCTCTCATCTACCTCAAGCCCGATGGTTCAGCGTGGTTTGCTAATAATGCCTTTAACATAGGAACTGATGGTACAGTTCAAATACAGTACGATGCCATCAGCTTGAACGGTTCGGATGGGTCAGCGTGGTTTGTAGGAGGAGGCATAGTAATCGGAAACGTTGTACCGCCCGATGATGACATTACGGTGACCAATGGCATCCAGCTTGGTAGTAGTTACATCTATGATGATGGTGGTTATCTACACCTCTACAGTGGTGCAGGATCGCAAGTATCAATGTCAGGCGGGGTTCTTTGGGGATCAAGTTACGCAGGGGCGCTAAATCCCGATGGGAGCGTAATAGTAGATATTGGAGGTAATGGAACTCTTGGCCGTTCTGGTATCGGATCTTTTATATGGGCAGGACTACCTGGAGATGAGGCAGGCTCCTTGAACACCGATGGGTCTGCTTCATTTGCAGGAGGACAATCTTTTATCGGGAATGACGGAGGCGCGGGGTTTGGCAATCTACAGATATTCTGGGATGGCTCGGTTAACCTTGGGGGTGGATCGTCTGGAGTAGGTGCTCTCACTTCCGATGGCACCCACCTCTACTGGATGGGGACCATGATCATCTAATTTCAATGAAACTTTCGCTGAATAAATCAACTCGACGCTCCCTGCTGCGCAGCAACGGAATGAAGAGAAATCTACCTCAGCGTAAAAAAACAGAAGGACAACTGTAAATCGCTCCAAAAACAAAGTTATGGCTATTCAAATCCCATCCGCTACCAGGGCGGCAACCGTGGCAAACAACGTCGCCAGAGATGTCAGCAATGTTGCGACCCAGATCAACGGCTACCTAACCAATGGTCAGGCCGCAAACCCACAGCAAAACATCCCTGGTGTTGCTGCCGCCGACATTATTCTGGCACTTGGAGGTGCAGGTAGCGCCGGTGTTCTGCAGCTTCAGCTTATTGTTGCTGTTGTGAACGCCTCTGATGCAACGCTGCTTGCCGCTGCGCTCGCTGCTGTGACTCCTGCCCCCACACCAACTCCAACACCAGCGGCCTAAACCACCTTGATTTCCTGAGCCGTCAGAAATGGCGGCTCAGGATCAAACAAATCCGACTATGAGCGAAGAAACCAAAATCATCAAAGAAAACGAACCGGTATTGCAAACGCTTGCTGCCATTCTTTCTCTGATTCGTTGGCTCGGCGGCGGCTCGCTTATAGCGCTCGTGAGCGTCGGAGTGATCCTGATTTCGGATCATTACGACCATCTTCGTGTAGCAAAAGAGGCGGACTGGATCTACCCGCGCTTCTCGGAAGTTTGGTACGGACAGGGATATTCCAAGTCCGACACGAAGGACAAAAATCAGGACAGTCAATAATTGAGGCCATCAGGCCCAAACTTTAGATGACAAGCGGTGCAAGTTTGAACACTTCCACCATGAATCAAAAATCCCGACTCTTATTTATCATTGGAGCTGCAGCCGCTTCCTTCCTTCTCAACTGTTTTGTTGGATGCGCGCCCGTTCAGCCCTCACTCCCGCTCGCTGCTTCCCATGTTGCCTTGGATCAATCTGTAGCAAATGCTCAGAGTGATCAGCACAGAGCGGTCGTCGAGGCTGCAAAACTCGCTGCCAGCGACAAGAACCCTGCTGATCATCAGGAGATAGTCGATCTTCAGTCCACTATTAATGACCTTGGTGGGAAGCTGAACGCCGTCACTGGTCAGGTTCAGTGGTACGAGGTTCAGTACGCCAAGACCTATAATGATGACTCTGATACTCATGTGAATCTCATCCATGCCATCGACTACGGAAATAATGAGCATAAGGCTCATGTGGCTGCCGACAAGCGAGCCGATGTGGTGATCTATGCGTTCGCTATCTGGGCCGCTTTCATTGCCGTTGGGCTCTGGGGGGAAACCGTTGGCAGGCTTCTGAAAAGCTGCCCTATTGGGCCTATCGCCGCCGTTGCCGTGGCTGCACCCGTCATTGTCTTTGTGGCTGCTTTTTCGGCCGCCTACGCCTTCGCCTACTATGTGCTGACGTGGTTGGGCCAGTTTCTTCCCGACTTCTCGGGAGCCATCCCGTCGATCGGGCACCTCTTTCATCGCTTATGAATGCGCTGACGTACCTCAAGTCGATGTTCGCCACCCTCGATGGGCAGGGACCATCGTTTGTCCGCTGGCTGCTCTTTTTGGGTGTTGCTCCCTTCATGGCGATTGCATGGGAAGAGGTATTCTACTTTGCCGTTGCTCACAAGTTCGTTGCGATTGATGGCAATGTGGTCGCCCTTGCCACGGCGATAGGCGGCATCTTGAGCGTCAATTTCGGCTTTGCTCGTTATCAGGAGAGCAAGGAGATCCAGTCCAATCAATCCCCACAACCACCACAACAATGATACCCGACCTCAAAGCCCTCTGGGACTCGTTCCTCATCACGGACCTTGAACGCTTCAAGCAGCCCGTAGCGGCCATCCTTGCAGCCAGAGACCGGTATGCAGCCGTGGCTGAGACAACCGGGGTGCCCTGGCAGGTGATCGGCGTGATCCACCAGCGCGAGTGCAGTGGTGATTTTAACTGCCACCTCCACAATGGGGATCCTCTCGCGGCTCGGACGGTTGATGAGCCTGCCGGTCGCCCTACGGCTGGCAATCCTCCTTTCACCTGGGATGTCTCCGCCGTGGATGCTCTGAGCTATGACGGCTTTCTGCATCTTGATCTTTGGAGTGATGTCCCAACGGCCCTCTATCGCATTGAGCGATTCAATGGGCTTGGCTATCGCAGCCACAATCTTCTGTCTCCCTACATCTGGGCAGGGACCGACCGGTACACAAAAGGCAAGTACGGTTCGGATGGTCACTTTGATCCTGAGCTCGTGGATCAGCAGCCTGGATGTGCTGGTATGCTGAGGCTTCTCAGCTTCGGCGTGGTGCCTAATGCTGATCCAACACCTTCTGTCGCTCCAGGAGGGGTGGTAATTACTCCGGAATTTGGTGCTCAGGAGACAATTTCATGAGGTATCAATCTGCCATCTAGCCATGTGCCAGGTGATCTATTGCATGACCGGCAAGAGGCGCGTGAGGGAAGGGGCGCATTGTCAGGAATGCAATGGATTTCATCATCCCCTCGATGCTGGCACGCCGCCGCTGATTGCCAGCATCAGGACAGTCGCCCACATGCTTCATCATGACGAGATCTCGGCCCGTGATGCCGCTCTAACGCTCTTTCTGCTGACTGATCCGCGTTGCGATGAGCCGGAACCTCGTCGGCATGATTGACGAACGGAACTATTGATATGGCCCGCACAAAGCAAAAACTCATTTTGTTTTCGGAGGATGTGATTCCGGAATTTCCAAGCATCAAGCTTGCTGTTTTGAGGGATACGCAAGAATGGGCGCTCGTGTTATACAGGAATGGAAAATGGCAATGCCATGGACGGCGCGTTCGTATCAGGTGGTGGATCAATCTCTTTCTTCCGTATGACCTTCCAGGACTGAAAGGGCGCTTAGTATCCAAATCCGAATCTGAGCAAGCCCTCCAAGATATTTCTGATGCTTTCGCTGGCTATAATAAATATCTAGCCAGTTCTCAGCCTCATCAATCTTTTCGACGCAATAAGAAGGCATCTTCTGCTGCGGTGAAGCCAGAGCGCGGCGATACCGGCGTGTTGCCTCGGGATCGTTCTGTCCGCCACCATCGGAAATAAGTTTCTCAATGTCGCGAATTGATTCCTTGGCAGTCATTGGGTGAAATAGCCCTTATTGCCGATCCTGTTTGGGTACGAAGTATTTGTAGATCTGGCCGATGATTGGGATCCAGAGGATAACGCCAACGATAATCATGCCGAAGTGGGATCCGCTACCAGTGCCTACGGCCATGTTGTCATAAATTTTCCACATTCCATTCAAAATCAGAGCGAAGGAAATGATGCTCAGTATAATAGCGATTCCGAGTCCGTGCCTGTCTTGGTAGCCGTCGTTCTTTACGCCTCCAATGATCCTGTTCACGCGGTTTCTGAAGCTTGTGGGACCACTGCGAGAGTCAAATAGTGCAGCGGGGCTGGTAACAATGATGATCGGGCCAATAACCCATCCAATGACGGGTATGAACAGACAGATGATTCCGATTATGATGAGGCGGCCCATGGTTCCAAATCTATATGCCCAAGTGGCCTGTCCTTCGCCTTCCATGTAGGCTGCAATGTATTGGCGGTCAATGGCGGCTTGTTTGGAGCTCTGTTGGGCGTTCAGGGGAAGATCGTTCTTCTGAACCTCTTGATGTGGGTAGAGGACTTTTACCAACGTATCCCAGTTCGCGCAGTGCATGTTCTTCGCCTCGTCATTGAGCGTCACGCGTCCCTCGATCACCATGTCCTCCACGAACTCCTTTTCAAATGGCCCGTAGATCTCGTTGTTGCGACGGATGAGAATCATTGGTTTTTCGGCGGGAATTTTTTACCAAGTTCAGGAGGGGCTTCCGCGAGTTGCGCGATGCTAATTTCTCGAACTAGTCGTTTGTGATGTTCGGGAAGAGTTGATTCCACGAAATCTAGATGTCGCTCTATCCCCTCCCTAATAAATTTCCGGACGGTTTCCTTGCCGGTTAATAGCGACAAGATTCTTGCGCGATCCCACATGGGTGCAGGAATGCTCACGCTTTGCATAGGCGGCTTTACTTCCTTCATGGAATTACAATCTTAACAAATTGTGAAATTGTCAATTTATAAAAAATATGAGAATGGAAAAAAGATTTGACGCGATTTGAAAAAATGGATTTATTACACGCATGCCCGTTTCAAAAACCCCCCAAGGATCCAAGAAATCAAAGGTTGAAGCAGATGAGCAGCGCTCAAAGTCGAGTGGCGTTTCTCTCCCTCATGCGGTTTATAAAGCCGCTCGGAGCCGCGCCTTCCGCAGGGAGATGAGTTTCAGTGCCCACATTTGCGATCTCATTATGAAAGATCTCAAACTCGAATCTGCTCGGTAATTTTTTCTCTCAACTCTCCCCGTGATGCCCACCACGCAAGCCCCCACCCAAGACGCCCCTCGCGTCCGTTCCAAAATCTCTCGACGCATGAAGGATACGCTCCTTCACCTCGGCCGGGAGCGTCCGATCATTGTCACTCTCGACATGAATGCCGGTACGGTTTCCGTCAGGCTCCTTGGCTGCCGTAATGCACGGCTCTACTTTGCGAGTGATCTTGCCCGGTTCCCGACTGCAACGCCGCAGCTTGGGCTTCCATTGTCATTCATTGGCGATGAGGAGGGGAAATGAGCGCCATTGAATTACTGAAAAAGGGGGAGCTTGCCAACGCCATGGGGGCCTCTCCTGGCTATGTCTCCGGTATGATTAGGAAGGGGTACAAAATGGAATATGGCACCCGCACCACCCTGGAACATGCCCTGGCTTGGCGCGCCGCTAATCCAAATTTTCGACTGGTGGATGCTTATCCCTCCATGGTCTCGAAACCTAAGACTTCAGGGCATCCGTGCAAGCGGTCAAATCGGAAGCCTTTAATCTCTGGTAAATCGCGTGGACCTGCTCACTAGAATGACCAATAAACCTCATCGTCTGCTGCTCATTGATTCCGGCTCTTGCCAGTCTGGTGATTGCGCTCACGCGAGTGGAATGGAAGGTCATTCCCTCAATACCAAGATTTTTAAAAATCCGGCTCCAGTCTCTGGAGGCATTGCGGGTGAAGTTCCAAGTGACGGTCTTCTTCTTCCGTTTGAGGTTTTGAAGCAAGAGTTTGATAGTGGGATTCAGGGCGGTCGTATGCCTTTTGCCCCCCTTAAGCGTGAGGGTAACTGTGTTGTTCTTAAAATCGACATCGCGAAGCGGAAAGGAGGTCTCAGCGAGGCGGCATCCCTGGGCCCAGGCAATCCTCCAGGAGATCTGAGCCCACTCGGGGAGGGTGGGGAGCTTTCGCCAGATGATGGCAAGCTGCACGTCGGAAAACTCCTGCTTCTGGTGTGGTGCGTCTTTTTTAAGGCCGAGTTTGGCGGCGGGATTGGTGACGATCCAAGTCATCGCGACGGCCTCGTTGAGAATTTTCCGCAGGATCACCAGGTCATGAATGGCGGTATTGCGTCCGGCGCCCTCTCTGATCTTCACTCCGTTCTCAATGCCCTGCCGCCAGTTCAAATACTCGTGGCAGTGTTCCCTGCGGATCTGCTCTGCAGTGCGAATCCCCTTCAAGGTGAAAAACTCCAGCAGCCATTTCCAAGCGAGAGAATAGCTTTCAAGGGTCTGTTCTTGTTTGATGTAGGTGGAAGTAATCCATGGCTGCACCCATTTGGAGAGGTGGCGATCGTTTCTCTCGGAGGGAGCAGCATTGCGCTCAATTACCTCCTTTTCGGCCTTCTTCTTTCGAGCCTCTCGGGTCTCGGCCACGGATCTCCATTTCAAGCCGGTCGATTCTTGTTGCGTCGTTCCCGAGGAATCAATGTATTTTATCCACCAGAACGGCGATCTGTCTCTTTTGTAAAGCGATGCCATAGTGTAGCTAGTGTAGCTAAAAAGCAAAAACCAGCAAGAAGCAACACTAAGAATACAGAGAAGCCAATAAGTTTCCAAAAGAGAAACCGTTATTCATGGTTCGAATCCATGCGGGGTAGCCACTACTTTGAAAGAGAGAATAGGTCATCTTTTGAGAGTGTAGCTTCGAGTGTAGCGATTTGCTCCTCGACTGTTGAAGGGGGGGTACTCTGATGGAAGAGCCCCGTCCACGCGTTCCAGGGCTGAATATGGCTCTGACTGAGGAGGAAATCCTCCTTTCCGATGAGGAGCCTTCAGTTTTTGAAGAAAATTCTTCGGGTGTTGAATCTGATTATGAGGGGCATGTTGTTCGTCAAAATGCCCTGTATGCCCTCTCTTTTGAGGAGTTTGAGGCAGGGCTGACTCCCGAGGAGAGAGCGAAGCTTATCGCCAGTGGAGCAATGAGTCATGCCTCTCCCGATATTGAGGATTACAAGGCTTACGCCAAGAAGAAGGAGTTGCTCGGAGTGACGAAGGACGCCGCCGAGAGTTCTCTGGCTAGTTATTCCACGGATCTCGCAGGAGCCGTTGATAAGGTCGCGGATGAGTTGCTGGAGCTCGGGGTGCCTCGCGAGGTAGCCGTAAAGGTTGCTGTGTGGCATGAGGCCCGGCTTTCCCGTGAGGCAGAGGCCCGTAAGGCTGCCTTAATCGTCAAATTCGCCGGAGTTTTTCTCGGCTGCTCGAATGTGCGTCTGATGGCTGCCGCCCTGGCGTATTCCGCCGATCTGGCCCTGACCTATGGCATGGGGACGATGACGGAATGGGGTCGCCAACACGGTCTTTCCCGTTCGGCGGTGAGCAAGGTCTCGAATTGGTGGAAGAGGGAACTTGGGCTGCCTGGAGGCAGTCACATGGAAGAGGAAAAAACCTGCCAAGCACTTAGCGAGGCACAAAAAAAGAAACATTGGAGGAAACAAAAATATGGAAATAAGTCTGTTGGGAAATGAAGCTCCCGCGCTGAAGTGGGAGGATAACGGGGTAACGATTCCCGAGGAGACGACGGTGACGGAGCTGGAGGCAGTCCTCCGGAACTTCGCCGCATGGCGCTCTGTGGAATCGGTGGCTCTCTCTGATATTCTCGCGTTTGCGGATCGCAAGGGGATGCTGGAGCAGCTTCACCCCGTTTTTGAGGAGTGTGATCTCTCACCTGTCGATGTGGGCAAGGCTCTCGCAATCTCCAATGTGCCTCGTGGTCTGCGTCACGAAAAGCTGACTGCTGAACACTATCTTGTGGTCTCGCAGTTGCTCTACCCCGAACAGACCCGATGGCTCCAAGATGCCGTGCGGTACAAGCTGACCGGGCTGCAACTGAAGCGTTCGATCGAGGTAGGTCGTGTGCTTAAAAAAGATGAGATGGAGGAGCTCTCCGGGCGTGGCAGTGGCATCGCTAATTATCACGCTGCTGTGAGTCAGTGGCAGCGTTGGAAGACGCGTTTGGGTGGTGTGATGGCAATCATCGCTTGGCCTACCCCTATTCTGGAAAAATGGTTGGTTGAGGTTCAGGAGGTAGGCGCTGACATCATCGCCGCCGAGGCGGAACTCAAGAAGCGCAAGTCCCTTACTGAGGGAGGTGCAAAATGAATATCCCTGCTCCTGCTGGTCCATCTGCGGCCACGATGTTCACTCCCTATTGTTTTGCTACTGTTCCGGGTGGGATTCCTTGTAAGGGGCCTTCAATCAGAGGGTTTTTGGAAGGATTTAGGGGAGTTGTTGGTAGTGGCAAGCATCACCGTATCACTAAGACCGGTCCAATCGACATCGCCGGTCGGGAATACTCCGTCCAGGAGGATGGATCTCTCTTCAATGTCTCGCGCATCAAGAGCGGGCGGTATGCCCGTTCTGCAGAGCGGCGGTTTCGTCACCGTTTCGGCAAGAAGGCTCTCAAAGCCACGCTGCGTGAGCGGTTCGCTGAAGTTAGTAAGGAACTCAAGAAAGGAGGTGCGGCATGAGTGAGGGGAATACCGATAAAGCTGAAACCGGAAAGCTGAAGGCTGAGTCAGAGGGCGAAGGGTTGAAAGCGAAGACTGCTGCGGATCGCACCAAGTCGATGCTGATGGCCAAAGCTGCTGCCTGCTACGCCTATGCTGCCGCGCGGCAGTTCCAGTATGGAGATCGGTGTCTGGATGATGCACTTCCTCCCGAGGAATGGCCTTATGAGGCTGATTTGTGGACGATCGGGGTCACTGCTCACTACACGCTTGTGCAGGCAGGAAATTGGATTTTTCTCGCTGCGACTCATGATGATCCAGGCGGAGAGAAAATTCCCTCCGGGGATAAAGTGGATCTCAAGCCGCTCTCTGCTGCCGACGCGAGTGTGGATCCTGATCTTTTTCTCGCTCGAACTCGTCTGCTTAAGTTTGGAGATGTTCTGGCTGAGGGGGATTTTGTCAAACATTCCCGCCTTGGTGATTGGGTGCCGGTTCTGCCTGATCACTATGGGAAAATTATCCCTCGCTTCAACGGTTGGTACCGGCGTCCATTCGAAGGAATCGAAGGAGGTGAGAAGTAATGAACGCTATCACTCCTCAGCAGTTTATCGGCACACTCATCAGCGTTGTGGTCTGGTTGTTGGTCTGGCATTTCCTGCTGTTTCCTCTTGTGGAGTGGATCAGGAAAGTTGGTTCTCCTTTACGCTGGTGGATTGATCGGAGAGTTGAGGAGGAATACCCCGATCTGGTCGCTGAGTTGATCTATCTCCGGCGGGAGTCGGAGGTAAGCGCGGAGTGGCGCAGTGAATCAACAGGGCTTCGCGCTCAACTGCAGCTTGTTATGACGGAGAATCAGGCTCTCAAGCATGAAAATGGGATGCTGAGGGGAGCCTTAACTCTCCCGAAGTCAGCAATCAGCAGTCAGGAATCAGAGGGGGGCATCGCGAGTGGCTCAGTCTTTTTCAGGCAGTCGCTTGGAGAACCGTGGAAGGAAGAGCCGAAGTCGCGGCCTGGATTTCGGAGTTTCAGGGCTGGGGAATTGCCTGCCTCTGATGAGGAACTCGCCCGTCGTGAGTATCTCAAGAATCCCGACAGTCTTCTCGGTGAACACGGTCCCTAGAGGCTATTTCCACTAAATTTTAATCAAACAAGTCAATCATCATAAAACAAAATCATTAATATAACACAAAATCTCACATTGTCATGAATTCAACTCTTTCTTCTCGCGGCATGGCCGCAGGCACCCTTGGTGGTTCCCAAATTCACCCCTCTCATGCCCCTCATTCAGTACCTGCGTTACAGGCGTTTCCTGATCATCTGCATGTGGTGACGGCTATTGCCAATCCCGCTCGCTACAAGTCGCGTTATCGCCTCTACAGGGCCTTTGCAAAACAGGTGGAAGATGCTGGTGCCATCCTAACCACAGTGGAATGTGCCTTTGGAGGCCGTCCCTTTGAGGTCACTGACGAGTGGAATCCCCGCCATATCCAGGTCCGCTCTAATGACGAGCTCTGGTTCAAGGAAAACCTTCTTAATATCGGAATATCGCGGCTTCCATCGGATGCCAAATATGTAGCAGTCGTGGATGCGGACATCATGTTCTTCCGCCCAGATTGGGCGCAGGAGACCATCCAAAAGCTCCAGCATTATTCCGCAGTGCAGATGTTCTCCACGATCACTTATCTCGATCCTGTGAATGAACCGATTAATACGCGGGTTGGATTTGCCGAGCGGTGGATGAGAGGAGAGGTTTTTCACACGCTTGGAGGGGATGTTCAAAACCCCATTTTCCACCATCGTGCCACAGGGGTGCGTGGTCTCGCAGTCACGGATTCCTGCTGTTCATCCTACGATGAAGGAAGTGGGATGATGCCCTCGAATTCTAAGCCAAAGGATAGCTGGGGGCCTCCGGGTGGTGCATGGGCCTACCGTCGCGATGCCCTTGATGCCGCTGGTGGTCTGATTGATTTTTGTATTCTTGGATCGGCAGACTGGTTTATGGCAGCAGCCAAGGCTGGATTCCTTGCCGCCGCACTTCCTAAATCCTATTCCCCGGGGTTTCGTGCGGCGCTTCAGGAATGGGGTGAGCGGGCGAGGGAGGCTTTCCGTAAAAACATCGGCGTGGTCTCGGGCGGAGCAGTGCATTACTGGCATGGGAAGATGGCCGAGAGGCGCTACGGCGAGAGGGAGGCAATCCTGCGTGATACCGCGTTCAACCCTTCTGTTCATCTCCGCAAAGATTCTCAAGGGCTCTACCGCCTTCGCGACGCCGGTGATGAGAATTTCATCAGACTCCGCGACGACATTCGGGCGTATTTCGCTGGGCGCAACGAAGACTCCATCGATGCCTGATTTACCAACGAACATTAACCAACTAATTTATCATGAGTAATTTTTCAAAAAATGAATTAGCAGCGCGATTTCTCGAAGCCATGGTTTCCCGTCCAGGAAATAGGGAGCCGGGGTCAATACCCTCCTGGGTGGATCTGGCTTTTGAATATGCTGAGACGTTTCTGAAGAAAGCGGAAACGGGAGAGGCGACGAAAATCGACGCACGCTCGGTAAGTGGCGGCAGCACTGGGTTTATCGGAAACCTTAACAATCCTCTCTATGTCCATCCGTTGCATCAAGACAGCCATAAGCCCGTCGAGCATAAGGTTCATGTTTGGGATGGAGGGAAGTATGTCCAGGTGTGGCCTCCGCAGCCCGTGGAAAAAGCAATGGAGGGAGAGGGTCTCGCGCAGAGACGCCAAGCCGCAGAGACTGCTGATCAGAAGTGCGGCGAGGCGTTAAAGCGCGGTCTGGTTCGTCAAAAGGTCGGGGAGATCATCAAGATAGATGCTGATCACCCTGAGATTTACTGTTTCCCCTTTGGGGAGATTGCGGATTTGAAGGAGATCGCTCGGGATCTGGCCGTCGCCCTCTCTGCTCTCAAGATGAGCAAGGGTCAGCCTCTCGGGGTGATTGCCGAGGCTGTGGATGACGCCCTCAATGCTTATGATGAGTGGAGTGAGAAGAGGGATGAGGATGTGGTCAAGGTTGCTGACAAGATCGTTGGGGAAACCGCCTTCAATCCTAATCCAGAAAACTGGGTCAAGGCACCCATTATCATCCCTGGTGATCTTTCCCGTAGCGGGCAAGACGAGATTGTCGGTCAAATTTTGTGCAAGTCGGTCGTTGCCGGGATGCTTGCTAATGGGATCAAGGCTCTCTCGCTGACTGTCCGATCCAAACCTGAGGGCAGCGAGCTTGTTAGTGCCTATCTGGTTTCTTCCGCGCCCCCAGCATGCCCTGGCGTCCCCGTCTCTCTGTCATCAGAAAATGAATCTCTTCACTCGGAGGGGCCCGTATCATGAGCGCTCCATTCGTTGTTGCGCCGGACATGAAATCCCATGTTCGGGATACCGATCCAGCGACTTCCCGAGCCGCTGCCAAGCTTCCCAGAAATACGATCCGATGGGGATCTCAGAGGCATTCCCTCCTGATCGCCTTTGGTTCCTCTACTGACATGACGGATGAGGAGGCCGGGAAGATGGCTGGGCTCTATGAGGTTCATAGCTGCTACTGGAAGCGCTGCGGGGAGCTTCGGCAGCTTGGATTGATCGAGGATACCGGCACTGTCCGAAAATCATCCTGTGGCTGCGATGTCATCGTCTCCCGCATTACCAAGCCGGGCAGGAAGTTTCTCTTTGAACTAGCAACAGGGAAATAACCTGCCGCCCTTAATAAAACTAACAATCAAAAAACTTATAAAATGAAAAACAAAAACAATTCCGAAAAAAACAAATTAACAATAGTGAAGGGAAACCTGTTAACTATCGAGCGCGGTATCCTTGTCCATCAAGTGAATACGCTTGGTGTCATGGGGGGCGGTATCGCTCTCCAGATCCGGGAAAAGTGGCCGATCCTTTTTGAGCGATACGCCGCGAAATGCAAAAAAGGAGAGTTGAAGCTTGGTCAGGTTGATGTCTTTGAGATCTCGCCAGATCTTTACGTGGTCAATCTTGCTGGGCAGGAATCAACATCTTCACCCGACGGGGTGGACACAAATTATGCCTCCTATGAGGAGTCTCTTCCTGTGGTGCGGGCGCTGGGTGAGGAGAAGGGTCTCCCTGTCTATTTTCCGCATGGTATCGGCTGTGGGCTCGCGGGTGGGGATTGGAGTGTTATGGAGCCTCTTCTCCATAAACATATCCCAGAAGCCACCCTCGTGCAATACACGCCGCCTCCCGTGTTCACGGATCCAGTGCTTGTGCTCCGTACTTGTGACAAAGACTTTAAGTCCTACGGTGGTTTTCAGTGGCCGCGCGAAGGATATGTGGAGGCACCTGACTTCCGTAACAACACAGAATGCGGTCATGGGCTTCATGGGTTGCTCGACGGTTGGGGTAATCTAGATCTCCTGGATTGGGGTATCGATGCTGTCGCTATGGTAGTGGAAACTGATCGCTCCCTTATCATTGACCTTGGGGACAAGGTTAAATTTCCATGCGGCTACGTTAAAAAAACTGGCACTCTCGCTGCCCTGATTGGCGAATTTAGGTGCGATGCCGCGAAGATAAAAAAAGAAGTTGAGGATCTGGAGAAAACCGTTGGTACTGCATCGCACCTAAATTCGCAAAGTGCCTCCGGCGATGACAGCCAACTTTCGGCCTCCGGGTGGAACAGCCAACTTTCGGCCTCCGGGTGGAACAGCCAACTTTCGGCCTCCGGCGATGACAGCCAACTTTCGGCCTCCGGCGATGACAGCCAACTTTCGGCCTCCGGGTGGAACAGCCAACTTTCGGCCTCCGGAAATCGCAGCCAACTTTCGGCCTCCGGCGATGACAGCAAACTTTCGGCCTCCGGCGATGACAGCAAACTTTCGGCCTCCGGCGATGACAGCCAACTTTCGGCCTCCGGGTGGAACAGCCAACTTTCGGCCTCCGGAAATCGCAGCCAACTTTCGGCCTCCGGAAATCGCAGCAAACTTTCGGCCTCCGGCGATGACAGCCAACTTTCGGCCTCCGGCGATGACAGCCAACTTTCGGCCTCCGGCGATGACAGCCAACTTTCGGCCTCCGGGTGGAACAGCCAACTTTCGGCCTCCGGAAATCGCAGCAAACTTTCGGCCTCCGGAAATCGCAGCAAACTTTCGGCCTCCGGCGATGACAGCCAACTTTCGGCCTCCGGGTGGAACAGCCAACTTTCGGCCTCCGGAAAATCATCTTTGGTGGTGGGTGCCTCGATTGGATGTGTCGTTAGCGCTGGTGAAAATGGAGCCTTGGTACTATCGCGCTGGGTTGAGGGCGAGAAACGCTATCGCGTCACGGTGGCCTATGTAGGAGAAAACGGCATCAAGGCTGATACGAACTATCGCCTCAATGAGGCTGGTGAATTTGAGGAGGTGGCGTAATGGGACTCCTCAAAAAAGTTACAGATGAGAGAGATGCTCTCCTGGCTGAAAACCGTCGCCTACGGAGGGAGGCGGAGCTCCATCTTGCTGATCCTGATCAGAAATCTCTGAGCCGATTGAAGCGTGCTCTGGAAATACCAGCACCATCACATCTCTTCGTTGCCCGCAAGAAACCAACCTTTGCTAAGAAATGAGCGCTACTGACGAAGTAAAAGGTGAAAAAGTGGGAAGGTGCGAAGGAGCCGATACGGAGGCGCTGACTTATGGAGCCGCCATTGAGGCCCTGAAAACGACCTCTCATGCGGATCGAATCCGATATGAACAGGCTATTCTCAGTAAGATCAATGCGCTTGCTGGGAGCATCACCGGCATGGATCGGCTGCCTGAAAAGGTCACGAGGTATGAACAGTGCGCCGCGCGTCTCGCTCAGGATCAGTTTCTGGATCGGGATCCCCTCAACAATGCCTCCAAGATCGCCGCACATTATTTGCGACTGAGTGGGCTGGCATTTAATTTGGCGTCGCTGGTGGAGATTTTTCGGTACTCGGAGTTACCCCTTACCGAGGATCAGTATGGTCTGATCGAATATCTCGTCCGTGAGATCCAGCGGGGACAACTCGCTGATTTTGGCCGAGTGACTTTCTTTATGAAGAAGGAGGAGGGGAGATGAGCGGCTGCACGCATGATGCTTATCTTTCCCGCTACGCCGCCAAACATGCGGCTCGGCTGCGGCATGAGGAGTCAGGGATTCTCCGCTGCCCAGAGTGCGGACAGTGGAGGGTGCTGGCCGGTGAGGAGCTGGCCAAGGCCATCGAGGCTGCTGAGGGGCAGTTCTCGCGCAAAGACGCCAAGACGCAGAGAGGGGAGGAGGCTCATCATGAATAACCTTTCATTACACGGGTTGAAATTTGTTTTTGGGATGCCTGCTGAAGTAAAGGAGATCCGAAATCTTCCGTATCCGCAGCATCGGTTTCTCTTCTCACCGACGGAGTTTGCCCGTGTAGCCATCCGGCACAAAGGGCATGGCATGGCGGTCTTTCATCTGCTCGATCATGGGGATCACTACACGATCTGGACTTCGGGGGAACTGGTAGGAAATTTCCGTCTTCATGGATCGCTGACGGCGCGGGTGCGTGCTGGGCAAGTGGTAGAGAGGGGAGTTCTCGCGCAAAGACGCAAAGACGCAGAGGGAGAAAAAAAGGGCGGATCGGAAGACGGAGGGCAGAGGTCAATCGTTATCTGCAAGCATAGCACGACCGGTAAGTCGTGGCTGGCTTACCAAACCCCTGGAAGCCAAGCACCGATTGAAACTCATCCCGACATTGATCGGATCACCGCTCGGTATGGATCACATAAAACAATCAACACTGGAGGAATGAAATCATGAAGGCGCTGCTCACTCGGATTCGCTATCGGTTGCGGTATTACTGGCGGCTTTTGCTTCAGCAGTATCTGAGGATCTGCCCTGATTGCTTCGACCGTCTCAATGTCACTTGGGCGGGTAAGGTTCACTGTCCTAACTGCGGGAGGGTTGTATGAGCGAGGATGCTGCCAAGTCGAAGGTCGAGGGTCGAAGGCTTAATGCTGAAACCCTCAAAGCGCAGCAAGCGGCCCGGTGGCGCACACGGCTGGTCACGGCTCGGGATTACTGGGCTGTCCGGGCTCCGGAGGATATTCCCTCATGGTTTGAGCCTGTGATGGAGACTGAGCGTCCTGAAGAAAAGAGTGGTTTTAGGCACTCTGTTACAGGGGAATATCGCGCGGTTATTTACGACAATGAGTTTGAGTCCATGACGGAAGAGGAATCGAACTGCTGGGATAGTATTCCTATGTTGATACTGGAATGGGGCAGGAAGCGGCGTGAGGCGCTGCTGTCTCAATGGCCGTGGGCTTGGGCTGATCTGATGCTGAAGGCAGGGGAGGTTGTGCGATGAATAAGGAGCGGCCTATTCTTTTCTCGGGCGATATGGTTCGCGCGCTCATGGCTGGGCAAAAGACTCAGACGAGGGGGATTGTGAAGCCGCAGCCTCTTAATGAGCGCGTTGGAATGGTCAACATGAGTTATTGCGGAGACTCAAATACATGGTGCGTTGGTGGCGCTGTTAGTGAATATACGGTTGCAAACCCTAGAAATCCACTCGCTCCAATGTTGCCGCCTAAATGGGCTTGCCCTTATGGCCGTCCAGGGGATCGGCTTTGGGTGAAGGAGACTTTTGCCTATGTGCGCTGCTCCTCGGACTACGAAACCGGGTCGGAGACTAATTATTGGGAGTGGGATAAAGAGTTTAATGGAGAAAAGCTCCCTGAAAATCTAAAGCTCAATCCTCGATATGGCAGTAATGCTGCGCATTTATGCTATCGGGCTGATGGAGAGGATGGAAATCCGTCAGAATTGTACCCGATGACCGACCTGGCAGGGAAGGTGGTCGCGAAGCAGGAAATCCCCTGGTCTTCATCCCTCTTTATGTGGCGCTGGGCGTCAAGAATCACGCTGGATGTCTCCATGGTTCGTGTCGAACGGCTGAATGACATTAGCCGAGGTGATTGTATGGCCGAAGGATGCCCGTTTCCCAACATGGCGAAGGGGGCGGATCCCCGAGAATGGTATGCCAATCTCTGGGAATCCATCAATGGAAAGGGCTCTTGGGATCTGAATCCCTGGGTCTGGGTGATTCAATTTCCGCGCATGATGCAGCGGGTCTGCCTGGAGTGTGGGAGTAGTTATGTGGGGCGTGCCATGCCGATTGATCTCAATAAGGTGAAGCTCTGTCCTGCCTGCAAGGAAAGGAGGGTGGCATGAATCTCCCGGTGCCTAATTCCCGAGTTCTCTTCATTGGGGGCGGCTCACATCTCGTGGAGGATAATGTTCCCGACGATGCGCGGTGGTGGAAGAGGATTGGCCTCCACTCCGCTCAGAATTTACCAGTAGCGGGAAGGCCTCAGCAGGAGGAGGCTCCTTTGCTGCCTGTGGATTGCTATCGCCTTGAGAGGACGCGTTTTCAGGTCGAGGATAAATACTCTTTCCGTGGTTATCGGTGGATCGAGATAGATTTTTTCTGCCTGGATTCTCTTGATCCTGATGATGCGAGTGAGATCGTCGTTCGGTTTTATCGAGACAGGTTCTTTAGACAGGTGCTCTCGGAGGAGCTCTCAAAGGAAAGGGAGAAGGTTGCAGCGTTAAAGGTGTCTCTTCTTGCTGCCGAGAATTTTCTCGCTGCAATAAAACGCCGTGGTGTGGCCGGAGAATTCGGATGGCATGTTCTCCCTCGCGTGGATTTTCTCGCAACGCTGAAGGCGCTTGGTTTGTGCCAGAGGCCAGAGTTCGCCTATCAAGATTTCAAAGGTGAGAAGGAAGGAGGGGAGCTATGATCAAGGTTCTTTCAACAGGCGAATTTCAGGCAACGGATGGTTCTGTTCGCGCCCGGTTTGATTCGAAGCCAGCGGCTGTCCTCTGGCTCTATGGAACGATTGGCTTCGACATCGCCTATCCTCATCTCCGGGGGAATTATCCGAATTGTGCTCCGATCTCCAAAAAAGGAGGTTCCCGATGATCTCGATTGCCGAAGCAAAGGCCGCCACTCCTCTTCGTGTTCTCATGGAACGGGATGGGATGGTCTTCCGAAATGTCGCTGGGCAACTGAAGGCGCATTGTGTCTTTCACGAGGAGAGCACTCCCTCGCTTGTGCTGCATGATGAGCCGGATGGTGGGTGGTTTAAGTGCTTCGGATGTGATGCCAAGGGCGATGCGATCAATTATCTGGAGCAGCGCCATGGGCTCTCCCGAAAGGAGGCGGTCGTGCGTCTCTCTGGTGGATCCCGAGGGGAGGTTTATGATCGGGCCAAGGCTCTCCCTGCCCCCAGCAAGCCAATCGAGCCGGAGAAGGTCATAGAGCCGCTGGATGCCGAGATGCTGGCCGACTGGGAAGCCTGCTGTGCTGATCTCTACACTGATCCCTCGGAGATCGCGCGCTGGGCCTCCTGGCGCGGTCTGCGTCCCGCTGTGATCGAGTGGGCGGCTCGCCAACTGCTCTGCGGGAAGGTGATCTATAATGGGCAGTATCGGGAGGCATTTGCCATCCGTCGGGCTGACTCCGCAATGCTCTCGGCTCATATCCGTCTCGCTCCGAATTCTCGGGGTAATGAGCATCCGAAAGCCTCCTGGCGCTATAAGCCTGCTGGGGTGGGGGCGTGGCCTTTTGCCGTGGTGCCTACCACGGGAATTGATTTTGTGAAGTATGTTTTTGTCTGTGAGGGGCAGTGGGATGCTCTCGCTCTCATTGATGTGATGGGCTGGGAGGTCGGGATGCCTGATTCTGTCGCGGTCTTTGGGATGCGCGGAGCCACCTCCTTCAAGTCGCTCCTGGAGTATCGTTTCAGTGATCGTGCGTCTTTCTTCCTGATCGCCGATCGGGATGCGGCCGGTGCGAAGTGGTTCTGTAACAGGTCGTCGAGTGGCGATGCCATTGAGGATTCCTTCTCGATGCGCCTGGAGGCTCTTGGGTTCCGTGTCTGGTCGTTCTGGCCCACGAAAGCCAAGGATCTCAATGATGCCGTCAAGGTGATGGATGAGGCCGCCAGGGATGCCTTCCGTGATCTGCTGCGATCGAAGATCCCGACCAAGCAGCGCCCTGCCCGACCTACTTTCCGCCAGTGGCTCGCTCATCAGAAGAATCGTCCTGATGAGGTTGGGGCACTGGGTCTCAAGATTGTGAAGGGAGGCAAGTATCCCCCTGCTCGCGCTCCGCTCTGGAAGTGGCGCACTTATGCCCGTGAGGTCGGCTGGGATCTCAACCACCTGCAATCCGCCTGGGAGGAATGGGAGAAGCTCTAATCACAGATCTAATCACTAAAATTTATGAAGGAACATTACATCTCTAAAAAATTCGGATCTCCAGCACTGGATCTCATCGAGACTATCAATGAGATTCTCGATGATTACCGCGAGCAGGGATATGACCTGTCGCTGCGTCAGCTCTACTATCAGCTTGTCAGTAAGAACATCGTTCCTAATACGGAGCGGAGTTATAAAAATGTCGGTTCCCTGGTCGCCGATGCCCGTCTCGCTGGGATGATCGACTGGAATATGATCAAGGATCGCGGCAGGGAGACGATCGGCAACTCTCACTGGAATAGCCCTAAAGAGATCCTGGAGTCGGCGGCTTATGGCTTCCGTCTCGATCGATGGGATAATCAACCCAACTATGTCGAGGTGATGGTAGAGAAGCAGGCCCTGGAGGGCGTCCTCCTTCCTGTCTGCGAGAAGATGGATGTGCGCTTCACGGCCAACAAGGGATACTCCTCTGCCTCGGCTCTCTACGAGACGGCAAACCGGTTCCTGGATCATCTCGGGGAGGGGCGAGGTCTCCATATTATTTATCTCGGGGATCATGATCCCTCCGGCATCGATATGACGCGCGACATCGAGGATCGGATGGCCCTCTTCCTCCGGGATGACGCTCACCACCTCTCCGTCCACCGAATCGCCCTGAATATGGATCAGGTGCGGAAGTTCAAACCGCCCGAGAATCCGGCCAAGACCACGGACTCGCGCGCGGAGAATTATATTCAGAAGTTTGGTCGATCAAGCTGGGAGCTCGACGCTCTGGAGCCGAGCGTGCTGGCTCGTCTTGTCGAGGGAGCGATCGAGAATCTAATTGATGATGTTGCCTGGGAAGTAATGGTCGACAAGGAAGATGGATATAAGGGCGATCTGAGGATCATGGCCTCCAGGTACGCCGATGAGTGAAGCCAACGCTGCTTCTGTGCCCAATGATCACCATCCTTCCACTCCTGAAGGGCTCTCCGGCCCTGAGTCCGGTCTTAATCAGGTGCTCTCAGGCAAGCTTGGGAAGCGCTATGGCGCTCTCCCTGTCGTCGCTCAACCGCAGGAAAATGAACTGCTCATAGGATTTATCGTGACTCTCGCCTTCCATCTCAAAGGAAAAGGTCTCTATCGCCGCGATCGCGTGATCATGGTGCCGGATCTGGAGGCCAAGCGTCTCCTGCCAATGACCGCAAAGTGGTTCTGCTCGTGGTCACAACGGCATGTCGTGACCTCCAAGGAGAAGAAGACGCGTGATGGCGATGTCTATGAGGTGATGAAGGATATGCCTACCGAAGCCGCCGAAAAGGTGCTGGAGAGTCATGAGTTCATCGTTCCTATCCCACGGATCGACGAGGTGCATGGCGTCCCTCTTCCCAAGCTCGTGGAGGGCTCTCCAGTCGTGCTGATGACGGAGGGGTACGACGAGGAGCTTCGGGTCTGGAGTTTTAATTTATGAGTGCGCTTTACGACTCTCTGCTTCTGGCATCTGTCGCCTGTTTTTTGCTGGCGATCGTCGGACGACTCTTTGCCATCTATGGGTTCCCTCACGCTTTTCTGGGCCGTTGTAAAAACTGGTTCCGCAATCGCTGGTATCGCCTCACGCGATGCCGCCTCGGTTGCCGGACTTCTGATCTTACGACTCAGCGCCTGGAGAAGCACTCCGCCGAAGTGCCGATCGTTTATTTCACCATGGAGGGTCAGCAGTCAGGAACAGCCCTCTGCACAAGGCATGACCGTAGGGTGCGCTGCCAATTCTGCGGTCGCCTACATTATCACGCCACCAAAATCTACTCACCAATCAACAACTAACCCAATGCTAACAATGAAATCAGGAATAGAACTCATTGCCGAGGAACGCCTCCGGCAAATCTCTCAAGAGAGATACACGCCGGAGCATGATGACAGCCATGCCGACGATGAACTCGTTTTTGCCGCAATAGCCTACCTCGAAGTTGCTTCCGGTGAATTTCCTTCTGTAGCAGTGCTCCAGTGGCCGTGGGATACGACGAGTTTTAAGCCGGATCAATTTGGGACGAAAAATTTGGCGAAGGCTGGTGCCTTGATCGCTTCGGAGATTGATCGTCGGCGGCGTTTGCAGGTGAAGGAGGTGGCGTCATGAGTCTAAAAACTGTCACTTTCAAGGCGTCGATCAGCGCCTCCACTTATGATCACTACACTGCCCGTGTGCTGGTCGCTGCCGAACTCCGCCATATCGCCGATCAAATCGAGGAGGGGTCGTGCGTGGGTGAATCCGGCACTGCCGCCGTCGCTGATCATCTCTCGTGGGAGATCAATGATCCATGGGAGGGGATGGTCTCCATCGTGGAGCGCCGCAAGAAGATGGCTCCTCATAACCCGCACAGCATCCCTGTCTCTCGCAGGAATCTGGATTGTATCGGCGGTGAGGGTGGTAAGGCTGCTACGGAGGTAATCAAGCCATGAGTGATCTCATTATGGTTGGTTGGACGGATGGGGGTACGGGGATCACCAACTTCGACCCAAAGGAGCTGCCTCTCTATGAGGCGGCTCTGGAGGAGACCAAGGATGAAGATCTGATCCTGGTTTCAAGGCCCTTTGGCCGGTTCTGCATTCCCTCCGATTACTCTCTTCATTTCAAAAGGGGCAGAGAGAAAGACCTCTCTGATTTCTGGAAAGTTTTCGATCGGATCCAACAGCAAAAACTAACAACTAAATAACTATCATTATGAAATCAATAACACCAGCGGCACTCGTAGCCGCCGCCATCGGCGATTTCGGAAACTTCATGGTAGCCTCCACGCCGGGAGGTATCGAGACCCAGGAGCGAAGCGGGCAAATTGAGCAGTCTTTCAAGGAAACTCTGCCTGTGGATATGGGGGAGCACCGAACGCAATTTGAGGCTCTCGGGTTCGTCTTTGGAGAATCTGAAGGTATCTTTATTGAGGCTAAGTTTCCGAAGGGATGGAGGAAAAAGCCGACTGAGCACTCGATGTGGACTGATATTGTGGATGATCAGGGTCGCAAGCGGGGAGGTATCTTCTATAAAGCGGCCTTCTACGATTGCCGATCTGCCGCTCATCTTGAAACCCGATTCAGCGTTAGGGATAACTATGGAAATCAGGAAAGAGTGGTCTCTGTCGTCGATGTCAGTGGCAAGGTGGAGAAGAAAATTACCGGGCTGCTGGCACCGGACTGGGATGATCATGCGGAAGGGCTTCGGCGCGTCGAGAAGTGCGAACAGGCGCGCCGGGAGCTGACGGCATGGCTGGACGAGAATTATCCGGAGTGGCGGTCGCCGCTCGCGTACTGGGAGGAGTAAAGAAGCAATCTAATAATATCATTATGAAACTACTGCTGCTCAAAATTCTCAATTCAAAGGCTGCTTCGATTCTCTGGGTCTGTTTTGCCGTCTTAATCATCGCTCTCGTTGCCGCATGTGAGGTGATCAAGACTATCGCTTTTTGGAAATACCTCACTCACTGACTAATAACATTACTATGAGCGAGCCAAATAAGCAATGGTATGTCGGATCACAGAATGATGCACTTTTCATCATTAATACCCCTCCACGCCCCTCAAATGATGATGCGCGGCATGATCGCCCCGATGGTCCCACGGTAGTCCTGTCTGTACATGGGTTGGATCCGGAGAAGGTACAACAGATCGTCGATGCCCATAACGATGGTGTGCAAGAGCTTTTACTGCAACTGGATCAGCATTCCAGGGTTATCAAGTCTCAGTCAGATCGCCTCAATCATATTGCCGAGCTTCTGAAGGATGTGGAGCCCATGGATGGCTTCCCTCTCAGTATCGGGAGTAAGATAAATTTGTTGTTTCTGCGGTTGGCGGATGAGCAACGGAAGGTAAGGGAGGTCGAGCGCAGTGAGGCTGATGTACGCCAGATCCTGACAATCACTTCTGATGAGTTATCACTGACTGGGAAGGCGCTCGCTAGTGAGGGGGAGAAGGTGAAGGAACTTGAAGGTAGCCGAGATAAAGCGGTCAAGTCCGTCCTTGATCTGATTGGCGCGATCGAGACAATCCGGATGGATCGCACACACTCCGCTGACGGGGATGTCTATGTCCTGCAGACTCAGGAATGGGGCGAGTGGATTCTGGGAGAGGCGAAGGCTGCTCGCCTGATCGTTGCCCCTCTTCAATCCATGGCTGTCCTGAAGGTTGAAAAGGAGGTGCAGGAATGAACGCGGAATCCATTCAAGAGATCAACCGCGCCATTGCCGAGGCGTGCGGGTGGCGACCATCAAGAAGTAGATTCCAAGGATTTCCACCAAACAAACCCGACTCAACTCTGCTTTATGATGCAGAGTATTACCCAGGATATTGGGAAAACCTACACGCATGCTGCGAGTTTGAATCAAAGAACCCATTTCTTTATTCAACAGCCTTGAGGGAAATTCTGGAAAATCATGTTGGGAAAACTGAGTGGGATGGAGGAAATAAAAAGGCCTTTTATTTCATCACAGCAACAGCCCCTCAACGCTGCGAGGCTTTCTTGAAAACCCTCGGGCTCTGGAGGGAGGAATGGAAATGACCCTCCTTCTTACCATCCTCCTCCTAGCCGCGCCTTCGCCAAAGGTAAAACCGACCGCTACGCCGAAGCAAAGCCACTCGGTAAAAATCCCAACTCCTATTCCTACGCCCGTTCCGACTCCCACACCGAAGCCAACTCCAACTCCTAAAAACATCTTAATTGAGCAAGTCTGCCCTCCGGGAAATCCTACGCCTGCCACGAGTCGGCTTACTCCATTTTCTGCTTAATAACTAACAATCCGCTAAAATGATAAAGTGTAACTACTGTGGTAAATATAAACCATCTCATGGCGGAGAGTATATTTCCGTTTTTCATCCTAAGTGCCATTGTCGAATCGTTGAGGTTGCGGCGGATTCAGCATCAGACAACAGCTTCTTGATTAATGCGATAGTGGCTACAGAAATAGCTCAACTCCAAACTGATACCTCATGTATTCACACTGATTCCGAAATCGGGATGACAATGGGAGATGCGACCTTAAAGCAGCTTCCAGATGGCACCTGGGAGGCTACGGCTCCTATTGGATCGATCTTCGGCTCTGAGGTGCAGGGAGAATGCCGTGGTCAAGGCGCTACCCAAGAGGATGCTCTGGCTGAACTGGCCAGAGATAGGAAGAACCTGAATGATTCTCTCTGGTTTTAATTCAATAATTCTATGCCACTTAAAACCCATTGGATGCCGCTACAAGATTTCAACCCTCCACTCAATACAAGCACCTAACAACAAAATAAAATGCAACAATACAATACAAACATCCGTAACAATGTCCTTCAGTGGACTAAGGAAGAGAAGGCTATCTCGGAAGCGCATGAACTCGTCGAGCATATGGGAGCGTCTGGCCATCTGACCAATGCTTCTATCCTGCTCATGGCGGCTCGTCAGGCTGTCGCCCATCACATTATGGATCAGCCGGATGTGAGTGTGGGTCATCAAGGGAAGCCGAGGGATATTTACGAGGTGAAGTTCGGCGACATCTACAAAAACGGGGAGTTTTTTTCCGAGTTCCACGAGGACAGTCATGGAGTAGAAATCACTTGCGACGAACTCAACCGTCTAGCGGGAGGTGAGGGATGAGCGGGGAAGCCGTTAAAATTGACGAGCGCTTAATCGATCGGATCGGTGTGCGTGAATGGGGACTCCCTTCAATCTGCATGCCTGGGAAAATGTGGCGCAGTGAGATTAACGGAACGATTTCCTGCATGGTGCCGCACGAGGATGCCAGCAAGGTTAAGATCGAGACGCGGCCGCTCGTGATAATTCCGGCTGGATGCGAGATGAGCTGGCTTCCTGACTCGTGGAGGGCTGCGCTATGGGAGTATGTCAAGGCGTGGCCTAACTCCGGGTGCGGCTATGGCCCGTTCCTGGCGATCACTGAAGAAGAGCGCTGTGACTTTATCCGCAAATGGGCAAAGGAGTTGGTGGAGTCGGATAATATCGGCTGCCTAGGAACAGCAAACGACATCGGAGAGTTCGCTGCGTATGGCTATGAGCTTGCTGGAGGTTCCCGATGAAGTCCTCTCATCTCCATATTCTCCAACACAGTCTTGGAGTCGATCAGTACGGCCGTGGACCGCAATACCGCAATCACTTTGTCACGGGAGGCAGATGTGAGGACTTCCTGTTATGCAAGGAGCTTGTGGAAATGGGTTTGATGGTCGAGCAGGGGGTTGCTGTCATCCCTGAAGCAGATCACTGTTTTATTGTCACTTATGACGGAAAAAAGGCCATGGCTGATGGCTCTCCGCCTGCTCCTAAGCTCTCACGCTCTGCGCTCCGGTATCGTGAGTTCCTCAGTGAAGATTCCGGAATGTCCTTCGGGGAATGGCTGCGGGCTCAGAAGCACTGGAAGCGCTATTTGAAAGATCGGGAAGCGATGGCATGAGTGACAATTACCCTCAATTCTGTCCTCTCTGTGGTTCTCGTCGGAAGGATCTGCCTGTCCCCGTCTATGAGTGTGGCTCGCATGATGATCCTCAATATATGCGTGTCGTGGTGACGGAGGAGTGTCAGCGGCGACAAGATCTCCTTGAGATGGCGATTGTGTCGGCTGCATTCGAGCAGTTTCGTTATTTCGCTACTCAGTATTTCGCCCAACGCGGCGCTGTCCGCACCCGAGGGTGGCCTGAAACTCCTTTTCCGGATGTGGGCTTCTATGCAGTCGATGTGGACGCTCCCACTGCTCACTTTCCAATTCTCCGTTATATCAATCAACCCAAGTAAGTCGTTAGTCAAAACCCAACCAAATCAACTATTATGAATGTAATAACCGAAGGTCACAAATACAAGCTCGCCCAGTTTGAAGGATCCGATCCTCAAACTCTCCAGTTCATCGAGAAGGCTCCGATCGCTGTGGGTGCCACTGAGTTCTTCACGGTCAATGATGGTACTACCAATGAGGAGGTTTTGGCGGTCTTAATTGACCGTCTGAATTATCTGCAAAGGAAGTTCCCTTGCCGTGAAAATACCATCGTGATCACGAAACTGGAGGAGTCGCTGATGTGGCTGAATAAGCGCACTTCCGACCGTCTCGCCCGCAATGTCGAAGGTAAGCAACTGGCCTGATGAACTTTATTTATCAACGTGTCTCCGAACACTGCTGCTCTCCCTGGTGGATGGAGTCGTGCTATCACGATTATGCCACCAGGGAGAATGTCATGGTCGCCTGGCCGCTCGGGATCTTCGTGAAGCTGACTTATGGCCTGTGGCTTGCCCTACAGATTGGCGGCCGTAAGAAGACTTGGATCGATCGGATGCTGGAGGATCGCTATCGCCGAGATTATGAGGAGCTTGAGAATCTCCGGAGCCGATGCCGTAGTTCATGGATGGCTGATAATGCCATCCTGGCGCTGGAGGGGCAACTGAAGCGGGCTGTCGCCGTTGCTGAGGAGTTGAAAGAGATTGGGTTGCCTCTCTCTGATCGCTGCTTAGAATGGAGTGCAGAACTCGAAAAGCTCAGTCAATTAAAGAAGGAGGCAGGGTTATGAGCGGGCAATTCGTACTTTGGGGGCGCTCCGCTGGGAAGTCTCTCTCTAGGGAGGATCTAGAGAAGATGCTCTCGGTACTGATCGTCAGAACCGAATGTGCTCCACCTGACACGATCATTATCAGTGATCAATACTCTCCCGAGGAGAAGCAGAAGATTCTAATTCACGCTCAGGAGCTCGGCATGACTATTAATCAACCAAAAAAAGGAGGAGGGAGATGATCACTATCACTTATAAGGATCTCGAAAAAGCAGTTCGTGATTGCAGGGATAAAATCACTTCGGATGGTGGAAATCCTCCAGATGGATATGATCCGACGGACGAGAGGGTATTCAAGGTTGCGGACGCCTGCTGGTTCGACGGCATGGATCGCATGGGCCGTGCCATCCTGTCGTGGGCAGAAGATCAACCTGATTGGATGCAACACTTAAAAGATGAAGCTGGTGTATGCCAGTTTCAGTTCTCGCGGGTCATGGCAGGCGATAGTTTCAGGAGGCTGAATGACGGGGATCGGGAGATTCTGGTTAAAATATTCGATTGGATTTGCTCCCTGAATGCGCAGTCCGCCGCACCTGCAGTTTCACTCCCTGAAGGGATGCAGCCCGGGCCGTTCTCTCATGAGGTCGCTCATGTCGATGGGCTGGCTGAGGTGCTAGAGCAAAATCAGGAGATCGACTGGATGTATGGGGATATTGCGGTTGCTGCTCGTGATATTCATCTGGCGAGCTCGTTAGTGGGGGAGCCGGTAGTACAGAAGGGAGGGTTTCTGAGGATTCTGGGTCCATCTTTGGTGTATGAAAAACCTTACCTTGCCAGAGTGCTGCTCGATGAGCCTACTCTGTATAATTTTGCTGTAAATCGCGAGGATTTGCGCCCTTTGCCATCTCGTCGCTATACTTGCGTGTGCTGTGGTCAGAGGTGTTGGCGGTCTAATTCCCTTGAAGATCGGTTACTCGCTCCTTGCTGTCCTGCGTGTGAGGATCTTGCGGGTAATATAGAGCGCCATGAGGCACTAGCCGCAGAGGGTCGCGCTGTTCGCGAAAAGCTCAACTCTCTGTCTTCTCTCTGATTTCTTAAGATGAAAATACCTAAATTTGTCAGTGTAGAAACCGAGATCGAGGTGGATATCTGCGCGGCGATCATCGCATCCATTCTGGCTGAGGAGCCTGTCGGATCCCGTCAGGGCGTCGTGTGTATCAATAACTTCGCCGCTGTTCTCAAGGGATTCTCTCCGGAGATGATCGATCAGATTGGCCTTCCTGCCAGGAAGGTGATCGCTGATTTTTTCAGAGAGCAGGCGATCCGATTCTCTCCAGACGGGTGAGTCGCCTTGTGCGGCCGCTTGCGGCGTACTTGCGGTTTATCTGTATTACTTTGTCCTTCACTAATCTGTTTTCCTTTCACCTTTTGTTTGTCTCTTCGATTTTTTTATGATCACTTGCCCTTATCACGAGTGGGATCTTCCCGCCTCAACTCTCTATCTCCGCCGCTTGCTATCAGAGTTTCCCTTCGCCGATCGCAAGGAGGATGGTACTTCCCGGTCGATGGCGGTCCAGGTGGCCGCAATGCTGTCGCAGTTCTGTGTCTCGATGTTCCCAGCCGGTGCCTCCCGTATGGGCATTATTTATAATGCCAATTCTCAACGCTCTGGTAAGTCTCTCCTGGCCAAGATCGCCATTACGCCAATTCACGGGATTTTTATGCCCTCGACCTGGAAGGGGAATGAGGAGGAACTCAATAAGGTGATCGACTCGGCCGCGCTCTCGGGCTGTACCTATATTTGCTTCGATAATGTGCGAGGCTATCTTGCCTCGCAGACGCTGGAGGCGATCATGACCGCTCCCTCGTGGACTGGGCGTATTCTCGGAAAGACGGAGATGTTCACCGCTCCCAATCGGATGACGCTCTTTGTCACTGGCAATGACTGCACTCTATCACCCGATCTGGAACACCGCACGCTGCGCTGTGATCTGTTTGTTCCAGAGGGTGATGTTCAGGAACGGTCGCCTTCGTTCGTGATCGATGATACTTGGCTGATCGAGCGGGAGAATCGCGTCGATATTCTCTCTGCTCTTTGGGGTGTGGTTCGGGCGTGGGATGCAGCGGGTCGTCCGGATGCCTCGTCGCTGGGGATCAAGCCAAGGCTGGGATTTGAGCGATGGGGTGAGTTGTTGGGGGGTATTGTGTCGTTTGCAGGCTTCGGGAATTGTCTCGAACATGCCCCTTCTGACACGGCCGGAGGCTCTGAGATGCGCAATATCCGCAATCTGATCACGGCTCTCTGTGAGCTTGCGATCCATGATCACCAGGAGTTCACGTTTCAGTCTGTCGTGAACGCTGCCAATGACAATGATGTGTTCGAGTATATGATGGACGGCCGGAGGTCTGATGGGGATTTCGTACTCACGGCCAAGGCTCGCAGCCGCTTCGGCCTTACCCTGGGGCGCTATGCGCCGAATATAGATGTTACTGGCGTACCACGAAGCTATGTAATAAACGGCAAGAAGGTGATGTTCGGAACGACTAAACAGGGGAAAAACAAGCGGTATTTTATCACGCAAGAGGCTGGCACCTGCGAGTAGTCTGGTTGGTTCATTTTGAAATGAAAATATGGGTTGTAGGGTCGATTTCCCTGCAACCCATTGGTTTTTGGTCGCTTTTTTTAGGTAATTCGCCTTTTTGCTCTAAGATAAGTCAATGGATGCGAGGATTTTGCGCAATCGGAATGGGTCATCGGGGGTACGATTACGAGAAACGGGCAACCTTGTCCTTTGCAATTCGTTGGTTTTGCGCCTCTTGTGATTGCTCTGGATTGGTCATTAGGGGTCATCGGGGGTTAAACGGTGCATATAAAAAAATCCAAAGAAATGAATTTAAGGGCAAAATAATATACAGTCGCTCATTTAACCCATGATGACCCATGCTACCATGTCGAGACACCAACCAAGGCGGTGATCTCCATCGCTTTGCAACGAGGAGGGGTTATGGGAAGGGTGTGATTTGAACCTCGTCGCGTGTCACCAAATAGAAATGTTACCACCACGGTGGTTAAAGGAATCTCTTTTTTACAGGTTTTTAAGAGGTTTCCCGAAGGGTACATTCATGTTCTCCTGTAAGTTTCCAATAAGTTGACAGGTTACACATGGGTGTGTGGACACTGGAATCGTCAATCAGATCGCGGCTGCCTGGGGAACTTCCCGAGCCTACGTCTATAAATTGGGAAAAAAGGGCTGTCCGATCCAGATCCCCGAAGACTCCTCTGTTGAGGAGCTGATTAAGACCGCAACAGAGTGGCGCATCGCCAACTCCCGTCATGGAGTCGGATACCGGTCAAAAAAATCGAACAATCCACCCACTGAGGGTGCCGGGACAGAGAACGAGGAAATACAACCGTCTGGACCAGTGTGGCCGCCACCTAAAGCCAGAAAGAAGGTTAAGGTTGATACGATTGAGCGAAGTCTCGACCAGGCGATTGCGATCGAACGCCAGTGTGCTGAGGAGGTTGAGCGCCTGAGTAACGATCCTGGCAAGCTTGTCACCGCTATCAATGCCTACAACAAGGCTCAAAACAACCGCATGGACACTGAAAAGCGTGTTCTGGAGCTTCTTGAGAAGCGCGGCCAACTCATTTCTCTCCCCGCTGCCCAACAAATCATTACCCGTGTCTGGGTTCCTTTCCTGATGCGACTCCGCGCGTGCCCACGCAATGCTGCCCAAAAAGCCAACCCTCAAGACGATGTTCTCGCCGAAGAGGCTATAAGGTTGGAAATAGAGGCTGCCATTGAAGAAGGGCAGAAGGAGTATGCCAAGGCAATGTGACGCGCCAGAGGCGCTCCAGGCCGTTGAAAAGGCCATGTGGCATGTCTTGGCTCCTACGCCGAGTCGGCCTGTATGGCAGTTCTTGGAGGATCATGCCTACCTGACCGAGACGCAAAGTTCCTCGCCGGGGCAGTTTAGGACGACTTCGCGGCCCTACATGAGGGAACCGCTTGATTGCTTCCGGGATAAACGCATTACGGATCTGGCGCTCTGTTTTGGTACTCAGACAGGGAAAACCACAATCGTGATCGGTGGGGCGGCCTGGAAACTCTGTAACGATCCCATGAACGCGCTGTGGGTGATGCCAAACACTGACCTGGCATCGTCGTTTTCTAAATCCCGCTGGATCCCCTTCATTGATTCGATTGATCCGCTTCAGAAGCAGAAATCAACCGATCGGAAGCTTTTTGCCACACTGGAGCAACATTTTTCCCGAGCGATCCTGAATTTTGTTGGATCCAACTCCCCGGCCAACGTGTCCTCCCGTCCCGCAGGGCTGCTTCTAGTCGATGAAACTGACAAACTGGGGCAGAAGACGGAAAAGGAGGCAGGGGCACTCCAGAACGCCGAAGAGCGCTCTAAAACCTTCCCCTACCCACTTAGGGTTAAGACCAGTACGCCCACCACGGTTCATGGCGATATTTGGCAGGAATTTCTCCGGGGGGATCAGCGGTACTTCTTCGTCCCCTGTCCTCATCCTAACTGCGGAAAGAAAATTCAACTCAAGTGGGGTCAGGTAAGGTGGTGGGAGCACGATGCCTCGGAGAGTAAAACAAACGGGGACTGGGATGAGGAGAAGGTGCGTAAAAATACCTACTACCGCTGCCAGGAGTGCGAAGGGAAGATCTACGACCATCAAAAGGAAATGTTGTTGGCTGGTGGTGAATGGATCCCGACGAATCCTAACTCACTTATTGGCCGCAGGAGCTACCATTTGAACAGTCTCTACGCGCCGCTGAAGGAGTGTAACTGGGGTCTATTGGCCGTGAAGTGGATCCAGAGCAAAACGAGCCTCACTCGGCGGCAGGCGTTCATTAACTCAACACTGGCGGAGCCTTACGACGACGAGCGTTCTGTCGATGACGATCCGATTAATACGGTGATCTACACTACCTCAGATCTTCCCACTGATCGGATTCCGATCATGACGGTCGATGTGCAGGAGAATCATTTTTGGACCATCATCCGCGACTGGAGCAATCCGAAGCTTCCAGGTGGTCAGCAGAGTTGGCTGATGCATGAGGGGCGCATCGAGACTCCTGAGGAATTGGAAGCTCTCCAGGCCAAGTATGGCGTGGAGGCGAAGCGTGTAGGTCTCGACATGGCTCACCGTCCAAACAAGGTCGGGGCGCTTCTGGTAAAAAACGGATGGCGTGGACTCTGGGGTAGCGACAAGGCGGGATTTATTCACTCCCTTGGAAATGGGAACAAGGTTATCAAAGAATACTCACCGGTCCAATACCGTGATCCTCACTTGGGAACGGTTCATCAGAGCGAACAGAACAACAAGGCGATGTTCGTCTATTGGGCAAACGATCGGATCAAGGATCGTCTGGAAGTGCTTCGATACGAAGATCCGCCGCGCTGGCATGTGCATAACAACATCTCGAAGGATTACGTCCATCAGATGAATAGTGAGCGGCGGGAGGTGAAGACCTATCGCATGACTGGCCGCAAGGCGTATTACTGGAAGCGGATTCGGAAGGCGAATCACCTCTTTGACTGCGAATCAATGCAGATTGTGATGGGGCTGATCGGGGGTGTTATTCATGACGACGCGGATCACGCCGCCTCCCAACAGGCATTCAAGCTGGACGATCAGAAGGCATGATTTTTTTGATAAGAGCGGTGTGATCGTCGAATCCGGACCCCTTAACCCATGCGATTTTTCCTCTCGTGCTGCGTGGGAGAAGGATGATGCGCTCTGGTGAGATGAGCTTTTTTATCAGTGCTTTCTGTGCCGGGCTTGCCTTTGGGATAAAAAATGTCCCGGTTGGTTTCATGGGCTGATCGCACCAATCAGAGATCTCACTCATGGTTTTTGCGTGAAGGGAATATAGGGTTTATCACAGCAGCAGCCTGGGGCGTCTCGGTATGCTGATCCGCACCCGCAGAGGCCAAGTTTTAGCCATTCGGTGTAAGTCATAATAATAGGATTTCCCTTATTCTCTTCATTGAATTTTCGGAGCTTCGCCTGATGCTCTATATGTTTTTCAAGTTCGGTGCTCATGCCTTTGGTGTGGATGGGAAAAAGTGCTCACCGAGGTGATAGACTCCCTCGATGAACATCTCGCCGAAATGGCGGTATCCGACCATGCCGAGCGGGATAGCTGTGGTGACCAAGGTGGCACCGAGGAAGAGGAGTTTATTATCTCCCTTGGGTGGTAGCACCACGGTATCCACGGCAACAGTGACGGCGCGGGGCTTGGATTTTGTGTGTCGGGGTTTTCGAGGGGTGGTTGTTTTCATTTTTGATGGGGCTGATTGGCGAGATGGGTCTCGGCTAGGGAAATCTCATCCATGGCCCTGTTAAGAGCCTCGCGTGTTTTGGGATCGAGATTGCGCGCCTGATCGGTGATGGAGGAAATAGCTTCCTTTGCTCTGTCGATCTGGTGGTTCGCGGCAATTCGATCTAGTCTGGATATGGGTATCATTGTTCGGGCGGGTAGTAGCAGAAGCCGGTGCGGATGGCGGCGAGCTCGGGGTAGTATTTCCAGCACTTACCTTCGGCGATAATGAAGTGAGTGGCGGCGATGGTGTCTGGAGACGCGCCGTTGTATTTGGCGACCTCGCCTTCCATCCAGCTTACGATCTCGGGATGGAGCGGGAGCTTTCCATCTGCGATCGCCTCGCTAAGGGCGTCTTTTACGGAAAAAGGTATCGCAACCTCAGTGATCTCCTTTGGAGCCTCTCCGGCCAATCTTGGAGCCGGATCATTGCTTAGAATAGATCGTTCCAGATCTCGGCTGATCGCCTCTGGAGATTTATTGGTCTTGCCGGTGAGTTCATCCAGGATGATTCCGGATTCGAGTTCGGCGGGGGATTGCTCGGGAGGGTGTTCGTCGTTGGGCATGGAGGGCGGTGGCGTCCATCCTAGCGCGATGAGGGCGTTTCTAACAGCCTGATCCTTGGCGGTGCAATAGTGTTTCATGAACTTCTCTCCTGCTCGTCCTTCGAGGATCTCAATCTCGCCCTTTTCGCGGTCGATTGTTGTGTGGAAGATGATTTTTGGGAGGAAGGGTGTTTGGGGTTGGTTCATGAGTGAGTGAAGGTGGTGGTCTTCTTTTTAGTTTCGTATGCGATTCCGGAGCACATCAGCAGTATCTGAGCGCCGAGTTTTTTATCTGCCTTGTTCTTGCCATTCAGGGCCATTTCCTTTGCTTGAAGCACTAGGTCTCCCCAAGCTCCGTGACGCTCTGAAAAGGAGGGAATTTGATCACAGGCGCGCCGTGCCGTTTGTTCGACGCTGGTGCGATCTTCGATAAAATCGTCGATGGAGAACGAGTTCATTTCAAAGATAGGGGAATAAGGCGTAAGAGATTCGATTTAAGGAATCTGAAATCCATCATCATCCAAGTTCCCATCTGGGAAAGCCCAAGTTCCCTCGCAATCGATTCGAAGATAGCGGAGACCTTGTTCTTTCATGGCGCGATGGAGGGATATGAAATACTCGCTGAATCCCGCTACTTTGAGTTCCTTGATGAAATTTTCAAACTCTTCATCCTCATGCTTTTGATAAATCAGGTATCCGTATTCGGATCTAAAGAGGCAATTTCCTTCTTCTTTATCAAGGAGGAGGGCGTCATTTTTGGTGATGTCTCCCGTGGAACATTCTCCGATCGTGTCGATTTGGGCGATGGTGGCTTTCATGATCGAGCACTCCATATTGTTCCTTCGTCTTCTGTGGTAATGGATCCATCGGGGTGGATGTCGCACGCGGCAACCCATTCTTCGAGTTCAAAATTCAGTTCATCGAACTGGCGATCTCCATCGAGAAACTCTTGCAAATGGGCAATGTGATCGGTGATCAATGCAAGCTGCGCTTCCTTCTCGGTGTCAAAGGTTCTGGGGATGGATTTCTTCCCTTGAAGACTCATCCAAGAGGATTTTACACCTCTCTCGGTGCGTTCAAGAATGATCCAAGTGTGGATCACGGGTCTTTCTGGATTCATTGTGTGTTGAGGGTTGGCAGAATAGGGGCGAATTATTTTTTAGTTTTCGATGGTCAGCAAGATGGTGCCAATGCCGGTGCCTTCGGATTGGAATTCCCCGGCCGGGATGGTCTCCCAGTGCGAGGAGAGGGGTTTGAGTTGCTCAAGCCGGTGGCGGGTGTCCATGCAGAGGGCTGCCAGGCGTCCACCTGGGCGGAGGAACTTGCGGGCATGGAGGATGTGGGCAATGTCGCTGCGCATGTGGAACGGGGGGTTCATGGCGATACAATCAAAGGTTTCAATGTCATCCTGGCTCATCGTTAGAAAGTTGCGCTGTTTAATGATGACGCCAGTGCGGTTCTGAACAAAGAGTTCCCCGGCGCACCGTGGTGCGATTTCGACCGCAGTGACTTCCGATGGCTTGTAGGGTGCGATGGCATCGAGAATCCGGCCAAGGCCCGCTGACGGCTCCAGAATACGCTCTCCGCCTGCGAGTCCGAGAAGGGCAACAAGTCGTGCGGCCAGTGAGATGGGCGTCTGGAAAAGCTGATAGGTGGAAACTGCCCTGGGGGCGGTGCCGTTCTCATGCCGGTTCCGGATCGTGTCGAAGCGACCGCGCAACTCCTCCTGCTCGTAACGGGCGGCGTCATTCTCCATCCGGAGTTCATGGAGGCGATGGAAAGGCGCGTCGAAGTGCGGCTTATTCATGATAGGCGAAGGCCGATCGTCGGTGATGATCATGCGGTGACGAGTTGAAGTGATGGTGTTTTGACCGCATCCCAGACGGCGGAGTGGAGTGGCTTTTGAGGCTTGTCGGTGAGGATGATGACGCGGGAGGGAACATGGTAGTGTCCATCGCCGCCGTCTCCACGGGTTCGGCGGACTTGGCAGACTTCTTGGCCATACTTGCTGCGGCCTTTATCGAGGGAGGTGTAGTGTAGTCCGCACTCATGTCCTCCTGGGAAGACTTGCCGGGTTCCTGCTGCACAATAAGAGCCTTTGGAGTTGGCGGAATAGGTCGCCTGGGTGGTTCGCAGGATGGTGGAAGGTTTGAATTCTCCGTCGCATCTTCCATGTCGCCGAATTTCACTTTCTTCCCATTCCTCTTTTTCGTGGGAATTCCAGAGAGACTGGAGGCGTTGGGCGTCCTCGTCGGTCGGGTTGATGAGAGGAATGGTTTCCGCTTTGGGTGCGGCGGCTTTTGCGGCTTTCCGCTTGGCAAGGAACTCGGCGAGTTCCTCCTCAGTCGGCGGCCGATAGACATCGGCCGCCAGGCGCTCGACTTCGATGGTATGGGAAAGAATCCTGCCGATGCCGTCGGGGAAGGGATTTCCATAGTGGTTGGTGAAGGATGGCTTGTTATCCTGCACGAGCACGGAGACAACGCGTCCGGTTTTGCTCGACTTATTGACCTTCTGGATCTGGCGACTTCCCAGGAATCCTCCCGGGATCATCTCCAGATTACCGGCGCGGCCGCCTTGGGCTTCGAGCATCTGATTCTCGTAGGCGATCCTCAATTTAAGATGGCGGATCGTGGTTGAAATACTGGTTGTTTCCCAGCCTTCGGAATCTGGCGCGTGATGCGTGCTCAAATAGTGGGCGGCATAGTCGGCGAGGGAAGGCGGGTTTTCTCCCTTTTGATGCTCAAAGTAGTAGGCGTGGGGAGCTTCGGGGTTACACGGATGGGCGTGTTTTCCATAACCAGCGATGATGTCGATGAGGTCTTTCTTGGCGCGATTTGCGTCTCCTCCGTAGGCGCGTGTGGCTGCGATGGCCGTGATAGCTCCTTCGGGATCTGCTGCAATTTCCTGCACTCTGAGAAAATGAGAAGCGTATTGCTCCTGGGTCTTTTCGGCTGCCCGCAGATCGGATTCCAGAACCTTGATGCGGCCCATGCGGACATCGGGTCGGGATTTGTAGAGGGCGTGGCTGATGACGGCCGCTGTACGGCGCGTCCAGTATTCGGCCTTGTCCCAAGCGTCGGTGGCGCGGGTTCCAATTCGGTCATGACGGGCCGCCGCTTTCTCTGCGCGCTTCTCGCTCTGGAAGCCGTGAGCGGTCGGTTGGCTTTCGTAGCGATCAGCGTGACCGATTGCCTCGTCCTGCCGCTTGTCGCGGTATCCTGCGAAGCGCTCGGCACGATCGGCGGCGCGTTCCTCCGGACCCATGTCCTCATCGTAGATAATGTCGGAGTAGGTCAGAGCGGTGTTCCTTCGTTCTGGTGTCCAAGTTGCGACAAAATCACCTCCTCCAGCTTCGCGTTGCTTGAAGAGGGCTTTCCATCCTTGGGATTTGAGTTTGAGGTACTCGTCGCGAGGAACCCGACCGATGTAGAGCCGGAGCTTATTATCCTCGGGTGAATAGGTGGCGTATTGTTCCATAAAGTGGGAAGGTAAAATGTGGGAAAGTGGAAAGGTCGAAGGTCAAAAGACGATGGACGAAGGGGTGTTAATCTTTGGCTTCCGGGAGCGCGTCGAAGCGCTTCCGGGATTTGATGGGTTGGGTGGTGATGCGGTCGAGGTGATCGCCGTCGAGGGTGAGGTGGCAGCCGAGCTTGTTGGCTCGTGCTGTGATCTGGCGCACCGGGAAGGATTCATTGATCGGCTTCACGGGAATGTGCAGGTAGCACGGAATGACGCGGTACTTGATGGGCATAAAAGGTGCGTGGGAACGCGGCTTAGTCATTCTCGCCACGGGCGAGAAGTCCGAGCGTCAACAGATGATCGGATGACTGATCCGGGAGGATCGGCAGACAAAAAAACCGCTCCGAAGAGCGGCTGTAAAAGGGGGTAGGGTGAAAGGTGGCGTTAGAGAGTCATGGGGATGAGTGGGGTGATGCTGACTTCTTCCATCACGGTGTCGCCTTCCAGGTCTTCTGTGAGGCGGTTGAGCAACAGAATGTGATTGTCCTTCACTTCGACGGTTTGATTGAGTCGTTCATCAAAGTCGTAAATCAGGTTGGATTCCGTGTGGTCGGGATCGTCTGGATCTGGCGTCACCACATTCAGAAAAACATGCCCGTCCTCGCCGGTCTCGTTTTCGGTATGGTGATAACGGACATAAGTTCCATCGACTTCGACGGCTGCTGCGCCAAAAAGGATCTCGATGGCGGCGGAGAGGGTGATGGTTTTCATGGTCTTACAATTTCGAGGCTGGGATGAGTGAACAGTCGGTGCATTTGTTGTCCTTGTGGAGCTGTTCGTCGGATTTTCCGCAGTCGATGCACTCGACTCCGTGTGCAAGGTAACTGTTGATGGCTGTGGTGAGTTCAATGCTGGCCTCGTCGGAGAGGTCGAGTTCCGACAGGATGGATTCCCTCATGGAGTCGTCATCAAGTGCAACGCGCGCAATCTCGGCAAGCTGTACGGACTGCTCGTCGTTGAAGGGTGAGTGGGCGAAGCCGTCGGATTTCTGTTCTGCGGTGACGCTGGCTCTCTCGATGATTTCTAAAATAGCTTCACAGTCTTCGGATGGGATATTTTCGCTCTCGCCTATGTAGTCCTCGATCTCATCGAGGGCGGTTCTGGAAAACCCAGAGGCCGATGTGACGCTGGCGCTTTTAACGGTGCAGAACTGGTCGAGTTGATGAGAGAATCCCATGTCCTCAGCGGCCTCTAGGGCCCGCTGGATGGCATCCTCGGCGGCGGTTTTCAAATCTGCATCCGTGAAAGGCATTTGCTCTGGATCATCGGGCGTGATCTCGATCTCAACGGGAATGATGAATTTCATGGATGACGGGGTAAAAAGTGGGAAAGTAAAAGGTCAGACAACAAATCGCTCGCCGTCCTCGGTGAATTCGTAGTCGTTGCACCTGATCGACTCGTCTATTTGTTCGTCGGCGTTATGGTATTCATACTCTTTTTCAAGGGTGCGATAGAGCCAGTCCATAAGATCCCAAAGGGCCTGTTGTGCCAGTTTGAATGCCGCCTCTTGGGCTGGCCACAAAGCTTCATTCTCCGCCAGATTGTTATCTTCGTTATCAAAGCATCGCTCCTCCATATTCACGGATTTTGCGAAGTAGTATCGGTAGTTATGGGTGATCTCGATGCTTAGGAAGGGCTGATCTTTCGCAGCTTTTTCGATTGCCTCGGCGATCCGGTGGAGATCCTCATCGAGGGGTGCAAATTCCCTCAGTTTTCCGGGCTGGACGGCACTCGCTCTCCATGTCCCCTCAAAGCAGGCTCCATCTCCCTGAGACCAAAATCCGCTCCACCAGATGCTCGGTTCCTGTCGGGTTTTTCCGTTACCAAGCCGGACTGAGTGAAAGGCGATGTCGATGCCTAGCAGTGGGGCGATCTGGCAGAGATCTTCAGTGACACTTTCGGAATAAAAGGTATCTCCCTCGCTGGATTTTCTCCACCAGTTCCGGGCGGTTTCCTTGGCGGCATCGGTGAGTTCATCAAACTCATAAACTTGGATTTCTACGGTTTTCATACGGGTTGTTCCTCCGGGGTGAACCAGCCGTGGTTTGCGGCTTCATAGACGCAGGGGGTGCCCTCAATGGTCTCGGTCAGTTCGTCCTCCAGGATGTCGAATTGCGTCAGATAGGTGATCAGGAGAGTCTCAAGCTGGTTGTGGTCCCAGTCGCGCACGGGCTTCTGCCAGAGCGGATCGTCCAGATCATTGGAGTAGAAGGAACAGAATCCGCTCCGGTGCGAGTGGCGGTCGAATATGACCGAGCGGAGGGTTTCCTCCTTGATGTTTTCAGCAATCCGTTCGATCTGCTCTACAGGGATCAGGACAAAGCAGATGTCAGTGGAAAAATTGTAAAACTTCGGGCTTTTCAGACTCTCCAGTTCCATCGGAATGCCGGTTTCACTGGAGAAAGCGGAGACCCATCCTTTGGTGATGGCCTCGGCGGCAAGTAACCAGGAGAAGCGTTTATCGACATCGCTCCAGTCCTGGCCGGTGGATTCCATCTCAGACTCGATTTCCTGATCCATCAGGCCATCCAGATAGGAATTGTAGAAGCCTGGGAACCAAGGGAGGACAACGAGGAGCTTGTCGGGATCTTTAGAAAGGTTGCTCATGCCACTCCTCCTTCGCAGACGCTGATGGCTGATTTTTCGAGGGCGTTGTAAAATGCTTCGGTGCAAGCCTCTTCCCATGCGGTACAGATCTCCTCCTGAAGATCCTGAACATCTTCGTCTTCGAGTTCCGTTTCGGTGAAGAGTTTTGCCATTAGTGATTGTGGAGTTTCATCACCAGCCCATTCCCCGCTGAGATTAGGGAGTTTGAAGGCATCTATTACCACAGGATCGCCGTCGCGGTAGCCATCAAGAAATTTCCTCGCAGCTTCCTTTTCTCCACGGGTGGCGCGACCTCCCCAGAGATCCTGAATATGCCATTCGGCGGCATTGACTCCGGCGGTGATTCCGTCATTTCTGGCCAAAATAAGCACGTCATTGGTGCGCGACTCGATTTTGGACGCTACCCAGTCATCGTATCCCAGCCGGGTGTCGTCGTTGGCTATTTCGTAGCGCCAGTCCAACTTTGGGAAGCTGGGATGCTCTTCAGTATCGGAGTAGTGAGGAATAGTGGGTGCGTCGGCGTAGCTCATGGTGTAGGGTGGTAGAGGGTGACGATTCGGACGGTTAGGGCCGTCAGGATGAATCCGAGCGCGCAAAGGAGTCGGATGAGGGCGTAGTGACGTTGAGTCATCGGATTTTCACCAGTTGGCCCATCTGAATGCTCCAGTAGTGGGAGAGATGGCCTCTGAGGGAATCAAGGGTGCGCTGGTTGCCGAGCGGCTTTCCAAGGCGCATTCCGTGAATGTCTCGCCAATACCGGTGCTCCTCTTTCGGACGGCTGAAATGCAGTGTGCCGAGACACCCTAGTCGGGCGAGGCGGTAGAGACGGTGGAAGGTTTCCCGTGAAAGGTTCATGGGTGGGCAATAAGTCGGGGATTACTTCTTTGCTGATGAGTCAACGGCTCCGCTTTTTCCGTCTGAGAAACCTGGCGGCACGGCGTTCTAGTTTGATCTGGTAGTCGTCGCGATCTCCCCAGGGCTCACACTCCTCCTTGGCGGAGTCCATGAGGTGCAAGGAAGGGTTCTGAATGGGTCTGATGGATGGCATATACATGGTAAAAAAATGTCGGATGGTTTGATCTAGGCACAAAAAAGCCGGGAGGATTTTCACCCTCCCGGCTTTTTCTTCTCCGGTGGAATTTTTAGGCTAGAGCGGTCATTGAATTTTTCAGGGAAGCGGACAGGGAAACGCTTTCCCCTATCTGGAGATATTCCCGGAGCGTTTGATATTGAACCCGGCGCGCTCCTTCCTCCAGTGGCTGCCTTGTGAGGATGGAAAGGGGATTTTTTCCGGCTGCGATATTTCGCACAATCTTTAGTTTCTCCTTCAGATTAAAGGATGCTTTCCGGCTTTGATCGTGCTTCGCTGATTGAAAAATTGCGCTTCGAAGTGTGCGCAATTGATCGGCCAGGCGAAGCCGTTCCGCTTGCCTCTTCTCCTCGTGATCGTGTGGAATGATGAGCTTGTGAGGGTGGAACTGTTGCACTTCGTCCAGGTTGTTTTCTCGTGAAACATCATGGTTGCCGCCGTTCATTCTTAGAAGGTCGCGCACTGCTCGGAAAATCTGGGCGATTCCTTCAGGCTGCTTGTGAATGCCTTGCGCCACCATAGCAAAGACGGTTTGCGCTGCGTCCTGTTTGTCCTGAAGGGAAAGGACGCGCTCGGGTCTCTGGTTTAATGACCGCTTGCGCGTGAATTTGCTCGCCTGCTGCTTCCCCTCTGGGAATTCGATTCGATGGATCACGGCGCTTGCCAGTCGAGCGCTTTCTTCGTCGGGCGCGTGAAGGTAGGAAGGGAGCGTTTCCGTGATTTCCTCCTCTTCTCTGTTTTTCAATCCGTCCACCTTGCGCTTTTTATGCGTCAAATTAGTGAATTGAATATGCGTTTTTACTGTGTTTGATTTAGTGCCTTTCATAGGGTTAAAGACTAAGGTTTATCTCTCACTTTATCAAGATCAAAAGATCATTATTCGATCACTTTCTCTCTATTATTAAGGGAATAACCCGTAAGAGATTCGACTCTTTCACTCTCTTTCATTCAATAATTTTTCTCTATAGATAGGGGAATAACCCGTAAGAGATTCTCGGTCTAGCAACGTCTAACAATGCAATCTTACAAGCAAACAATAAACATACTTATACATAATTATGTTTATGCGGTCGTCCGTTGTAATTAGGTGATCCTTTGATAAAACTAACCATGTTATTTTTATGCAGAGGAAGCTAAAGGGGAAGGCTGAAATCTAAAGGAGGATCGGCCATCGGCGATCTGATTCAGCTTTCAGCTTTCAGGTTTCATCCCTTATCGAATTCATCGGTTCGGTTGACTCCTGCCGTGTGGGTATGGCGAGCAACGAATGGATGGAAATCTACCGGTCTTACTCCGGGATTGAGTTGGCGAATGAAATAACTCTGCTGAAGAAGCAGGCCACGCTCTACACCGCCCAGACGCTCGGGGACAAGTCGCACACCAAGGATCTCCAACTCGTCACGAACCGCCTCCACGCCGCCACGCGCGTTCGCAATGAGGTTCGCTTCCGGGGTGCTCCTAATTTCGCCGCCCCTGATTTCAGCAACGGCATCGGTTGAGGCATCCGACCCCTTTTTGAGCTTATGAACTTCTTAGACCGCGCCATCGCTGCCGTTAATCCAGAAGCCGGTTTTCGCCGGGCGGCCTATCGGGAGCGCATGAAAATGTTCAGCTATGACGCCGCTTCTCCTGGGAGGAAACGCGGCTCCTCCGGGGGTGCCTCCAAGAACGGTTCCTCTGAGAATTTTCGCGCGGCCCGGGATCGTATCGACATCATGTGGGACTCGCGGGATGTGGTCAGGAATTTTGGCATCCTGAAAGGGATTGTCGCCAGGATCGTTCAATACACGGTCGATCAGGTTCAATATAATTCCCAGACCGGTGACGATCAGGTCGATGGCCAGTATCAAGATTTCTTAACAGAGTGGAGTGAGTCGGCCGACATCACTGGTCGCCACAGCCTGGCTGAACTCACCTGGATGGCCTTTTGGAGTGAATTGGTCGATGGAGACCACGGGTGGAACATGCTTGCCATGGATGGGGGTGATCCTCGCGCGATGCGAATCCAGCCGATCGAGGCGGACCGTATCGGCAATGTTCGCAACCCGGCTGAGACCAACATGGGTAATAAGGTTGGCGGTATCACGGTGGACGACAAGGGGAGCCCTCTCTCCTATGACATCTACAAGCGTGATCGGCTCACGACTCAATACAGCTTTGATCAGGCCGTTCCTGCCCTGCAATTCCTTCACTTCTTTGATCCGCAGCGTGTCGATCAGTATCGGGGGGTTTCTGCGCTGGCGACAGCGATCGCTCCTGCCCGGGATCTCTATGAGATCTATGAGTTTGAGAAGCAGGCTGCCAAATGGCAGATCGGCCATGCCGGATTTATCGAACAGGCTGATCCCTACAATCCCAACGATCCGAATGCTTGGAACGGTACGGCTCGTGGTGGTCGTGGAACTCCCGATACTACAGCGGGTGCTGGCCCTGGCATTATCGATATGGTGGCCGCAAAGGTCATCCGCCTCAACCAGGGGGACAAGGTGCAGTTTGCGCCTGGCACCAACCGGCCTAGCGGTGCTTTTATTTCGTTGGTTCAGACCATGATCAGGGAGATCTGTTCCGGTACGCAAAATGGCTACCCTTACGGCTTCCTTTATGACATTTCGGAGCTCGGTGGCCATGGAAGCCGCGTCGAGGTGGCTCAAGCCATGCGCGGTATCACGCGGAACCAGGCGCGGATTACCCGTCAGGGGCTCAATCATGTGCGCGACATCGTGTTGGGTGGTGCTATTGCTGCCGGACTTCTTCCTGCTCATCCTCTCTGGCGTTCCGGTCGCTGGTCGTTTGGCGGTACGCTAACGGGTGACTTTGGCAACGACACAACCGCCAAGATCGCAGAACTGAATGCCGGGATCGTCAATCTCTCGGATCTGATTTCCGACAAGGGCGGCAACTTCGAGCGCACGGTGCGCAAATCAGCCAGTGAAATCACCTACATGCAAAAGGTGGCTGCCGATACAGGGGTGCCTATCGAGCTCCTGACGGCGCGCCTTCCTGGTGCCTCGCAACTCCTTGCCGCCATGAATCAGCCGCCTCCTCCGCCTCCTGCGGGGCTTGTCGAGGCTGATATTGATGCCAAGCCGCTCCTGGAAATCCTGAAACAGGTAGGAGATGGCAAAATGGATCGGGAGAGTGGTGTCGCCGCGATCATCCAACTCTACGGAATCGCTCGATCTGAGGTGGAGAAAATGGTGCCTGACGCCGCACCCGCTTCAACTGCCACTCCAGTTCCTCCTAAAAAATGAAGCCGTCGCCTGCTCAGATCGAAGCCGGGAACTATGCAAAGAAGCATCTTCGGATCTGCGGGCTCGACCTCTCGATTGAAAACCGAAAAGGGAGTGTCCGGAGTGGTAAAGGCAAGGATGGCAAAGAATGGCGTATTAAAATGCCGGTCGATTATGGATACATCAAGGGAACGCTTGGCCCTGATGGCGACCATGTGGACGTTTTTGTCGGCCCTGATCGGGATCTCACGAATGAATCCCCTGTCTGGGTGGTGAATCAGAAAAAGGATGATGGGAAGACCTTCGATGAGCACAAAGTTCTCCTGGGATTTCCTGACATTGGGAGTGCCGTGGCGGCCTATCGGAATTCCTACGACATTCCGATGTTTGGCAATCTGGTGAAGATGTCGCTCCGGATGCTGAAGCTTCAGTTGCGCAATGGCAGACTGTGGCGACCGTTGAAAGAATTTGCAGGATTGCTTCCCAAAGGGTATTCCTTGCCAGAAGTCATTCATGAAAAACCCGCTGGTCCAACAATAGGACTCTATGAATATCCTAAGAAAACTCCTCGCTCGCCTGAATACAGTTCCTCAACCGGTTCTCAAGGCAATAACGACCTTTCCAAAGGAAAGTCCAATCGGGCAGCACCTCGAAAAAGAGAGGCAGGAGTTATCACCATCCCAAGGGAAGGATATTTTGCAGGGCAACTCCAGACCGGCGATGTCCCGGATGGTGAACTTCGAGTATTAGCTCACAATGCTCGTCGCGGAGTTCTCAAGCATGAGATTGTCCACAGCATTTTAGATCAGAAAAGGGGCGGCGTTCCCGACAGCGTGGCGGGATTTGCCAAAGAGGAGTTGGCTGCCCATAGCAAGCAATTCTTGGGAAAGAAATCCCCGCTTCTCGACAGGCCATTATCCAAACGGCTTGCCTCAGTAATCAGGGGCACTATTGCCAGCACGAAATTAGGAGTCAAAGCAAACGGGATTAAGAAATGGTTTGCGGATCCGTTGACGCGGGATCGAGTGGGTATGGCTCTGAAGACTTTCTCCGACCGAACTCCCTACTGCGATCCTCGGCAGTTTCCTGGTGAATCCGCTGCCCCTGTCTCTTCTGAGCGCCGCGATCTCCTCAAGAGCGGCATTATTGCTACGGGTGTCGCTGGTGGTGCCGGGCTTGCTGGGCTTGCTATGCGAGGATCTGTGAACAAGGCTCAAAAGGCAGATCTCCTCCGTGACGCTGTGAATAAGATCGTTGCTGCCCGCAAGGGGGCTAAGACCGCCGCACAAGCTGGCGCTGTCGCATCAGCCAAGGGTGCGCAGGATGCTTCCATTGAGGCTCAAAAGCTCCGCGTCTCCAGGATTCAGGGAGTCAAAAAAACAGATGCGCGTCTCGGTAAAGTGGGAAAATCCCTGGTCAAAAACGGGGCGCTCACTCCAGGCGAGGCCGCGACGGCTAAAACTGGATTTCGTTCTTCTCATGCTCGTTTGACCGGGTTCTCAGCCCGACTTCATCTTTTCGACGCCGCCGTGATCCGTGAGAAGCGTGACGGCCTCTCCAAGGCCAAGGATGCCGCTGTGCTGGCTGGTGGTCTCGGGGTGCTTGGTGCCTCCGCTTACGCTGGAATCAAGGCCCATGGAATCTCCAAGCTTGTGAAAGGGGAGATTCCCAAGGTATCCCGCGCGATCCGTCGCGCCGTGCCGCCAGTTGCCAAGAAAGCAAACGATCTTTTGGATGCCGGTAAGGCTGCTGCCGGTCAACTCCAAACCACGGCCAAGGAAGCCAATGAATCGGTTGGTCACTCCACGGCTGTCTATTCCGACATCGGAAAACTCTACAAACAGGCAAAAGGTGGCGTCTATAATCTTCTGCATCCGGTGAATACCGTCCGGGAGGTCAAATCGGCCTTCCGGGCGGGGTTGCGTGGCGAGGAAACCTACCCTACCAAGCCGCGCCCCAAGTGGGCGCTCTCCGCCAAGATAAAGACTCGTCTCAAGGAATTTGCTGATCGTTTGGAGACTTCCGAAGAGGGCGTTCCTTTAAATGGTCGGGTTGCGCACGATCGGTTTATCAAGCAGATCCATGAGGGTGATCTGGATCGTCGGGACCGCAATATCTCTCATGCTGGCGTTGCTGGTGCTCTGACTGGAGCGCTGGTGGCCAAGCCCGGCAAGCGTCTGATCGGCGCGGGTGCTGGTGCCGCTCTTGGTGGTGCCGGTGTGCTGGCAATCCGTGCCATCACGGATCGTCATCGCGACATCTACGGTGATCGTCCCCGGTGGGCGAAGGATGCTGAAACTCTTCCTGCTGTGGCAGGTGCTGGTGCTGCGTTGGGGATTATTGGAAAGCGGGTACTCGCGGGCAAGCGTCTGAGTCGCGTCATTCGCCTAAAAACCTTTGATCTTCCCGATGATGATCAGCCTCCGATGAACCCCGCGTTGAAAGCCGGGCTTACGGGTGCTGTCGCCGGGGGGGTGATGGGATCTCTTCCTGCGTTCAAAGTGGGATCCAAGCTCGCTCCTTCACTGGGATGGATTGGGGCTGGTGCGGCCGGGATGGGTGCGCTTGTCGGTGGTGGCACCTACATTGGCGATAAAATCCTCGGGCCTGCGAAGCCGAATGAAGGCGCTCCTTTTACCAAGCGTGCCGCCATTGGTGGTGCATTGCTTGGAACGGCGGCAGGTGCGGGTGCAGTCCTTGCTGCCAAGAAGATTCCCGCAGTCTCAAAGTTTATTGATGGCTACGCTGATTTTCGTCCTGTGAATTTCATCAAAAATGCCTCCCTGCCTGCTGCCACGGCGGCTGGTGCCGGGGTTGGTGCTCTAGTGGGTGCTGATAAGGCTGGTGATGAAGGACAGCAGGTTGATGCGCTCAATTCGATTCAGAATCAGAAAAAGACTTTTGGGCGGCAGGTGAGGGGATTGCTCAAAGAGTTTGGCTACTCTGATCAGAGCCGCCGTCAGGATGGGAAATTTCGCAATCCTGTGGCTGGTGCCTTCGGTGTGGATGATGACAACGGGGATGTCTCTGTGCGGCAGGTCGCGGGAGCATTTTACCGCAAAGGTCAAACCATTCACCGATGGACAGGGCGAGGCACCGGGGTTGTCTCCGATGCCGGAAGCGTGCTCTCAGGCCAGCCTCGTGATCGTGATGCCTCCGGGCGTCCGCGCAAGCGCGAGTGGGAGAAGGCATGGTTTAAGAATGCCCTCGGATCCGCTGCCGCCGGGGGTGCCCTCTTGGCTGGTGCCCATGTGACTAAGAACACCGCCTGGGGTCGCCGTGTGGTGCAGCCCAAACTCCGTGCTGCCAGCAACTGGGCGGCAGGGAAAGGCGTGAATCTTCTCTCGGCAAAAATGAAACCTGAATCACTCCATCTGCTCACTCGTCTTCATCTCCTTGACGAATGGGCTGAATATCATGGCTGGGATGTGCGCGATCCGCGTGGCCGTTCCGCTCGTGTCTTTGCTCCAGGATCTCGCCCTCGTACTCGTCGCGAGAAGGAATGGCACGAAAAGAAGGATAACCGCGAGGCGCTCCTCAAGGGTGCCGTCGTAGGTGCTGCCGCGCTCGGTGTGGCTGGAGGCTATGCCGGAACCCGGCTTGCTGGTGGCAAGTCGCTGATCCCATCTGCGGTCAAAGGGCTGTTAAAATCGAAGCCGCTAAGTGTCGCTGAAGCGGAGGCTCATCTTGCGGCTGCAAAATCTCGCGAACAAAAAGTCGTCAATGGTCCATGGCGGGGAACCAAACCGTTGACTCCGGAACAGTAACAAACACTCTATGAAAACATCCGCACCACTCCGTCGCCTCGTTGAGCTCTCGTCCCGCTGTGTCGGAAAAGAGCTTAATGTAAAAGTCGCACCAAAAACCGCCGTCGTCGCGCCAGGCGGACGCATCGCGATCAAAACTTTCCAGTCTCGCCATCGTCTTCGGGAACTCTCGCGCAAGATCGAGCTTGGGTTTTTCAGCCCTACCAAGCAAGTTTCTGTCCAAGGTCAGAATGGCCAGTTCCAGGGCACCCAGACAGAGGCCAATCCATCAGGGATCGCTGCTGATACCGCCGTCGTGGGTGCAGGTGCTGTGGGTGCCGGAGCGCTCCACAATGCGGTCATGAACAATTACGGAACTGGAAGCAAGGTTCCTGGTGAGACGACGGCAGCGAATGCTTACGGCAACGCCGCGCGCAATCTGCTTCCTCCTGCAATTTCTGATTCCGTGGTCCCGGCTGCGTCCAAAGTCGGGGGGCTTGTGGATACGGCTGGGGCCACCGGAATCGGATCCAAAATCGGAAATCTCCTTAAGAGCCTGCGCGCGGCTGCTTAATCACACCAACTCACCTCGAACCAACCCATCATCATGTCACTACTCACTATTACCGAATCTTCCTGGACCAAAATCAAGGAAGTCCTTGCCAGCGTCCCTCATGAACTCGCTGCTGATCTCGAACATATCGAGACGGTGCTTGGGTTGAAGGCGAAGGTTGCTACAGAGGTCGAAAGCCTGGAGACGAAGGTCGAAGGCGATTTGAAAGCTGAAGCAGAACTTCCTGCTGGCGGAGCAGCTTCCGCTCCAGAAGTTGCCGCCAAAGCGCTTGAAGAGGCTTCAGAGGCAACGGGACTGTGAGCTGAATAAAATTTCATGTCAGGGTGGACAAACGGTAAGTCGCCGGGCTCATAACCCGGAGATTGAAGGTTCGATTCCTTCCCCTGCTACCAACTTCACCATTTTTTACCCGATCACCATGGATCCGCGTCCACGAAATACCGAAGGGCAGTTCTCTCCTGAAACCGGTGGAGGACTTGATCCGTCCACGATGCAGGCTGCCTACAATCCTCAGATTATTAATCAGCGGCAGAGTTCCCCTGTGATGGATGCGATCCGCCGTCGTTCAGGGAAAAATCCACCGGTTGAGGAAACGGTACCAAGCGGAGCGAGCGATACGGTGTTGGAGGCCAAGTTTGTAAATCCGCGCACCTATCTTCTGAAGCGGCTGATCGCCTTCTCCCGATCCCGGAAATAATCCCATATCCGATGATCTGCCTTGCGTGATGGTTGACGGATGCCCGAAGGGGCATGGAACCATCCGAAAAATTCTTCGAACAACTCAGCGGCCGTGTTGATTCCGTCAATGGGGTAATCCACGGAGTCTCGATCATCACAGGGGGCGTGACGGCAAGGGGTCACGATTTGGAGGTTGATATGAAGACCGTGACGCAGCTTTTCGGCTGCGCTCACAAGATGGGCAAGGTGCCCGTCAAATGGAACCACAAGAGCGGGGCGGATGCCGTGGCCGGGTATCTCGAAAACTTCCGCATTGATGGGCAGAAGCTTCTCGGAGACTGGCATCTGCTCAAGTTCCACGAGAAGTACGATCAGGCCCTGGAGCTTGCACAACGTATGCCTGAGTGCATCGGCCTCTCCGCCGCATTTCTCGGCGAAGATGAAAAGAGGGCTGATGGGAAGACGGCTGCTCGGTGTGAGGAGCTTGTTTCCGTGGATGTCGTTGCCAATCCGGCCGCCAATCCGAACGGGTTTTTCGAGGCGCTTTTCCCCACCGGCGTTGACACGCCGAACAAGAACGAAACGCTTATGCAAACTCAAACTAATCCACAGCAACAGGCGGAGCCAACCCTCAAGGATGTGCTCGCTGCCGTCACCGCCCTTACCTCGCAAGTCACACAGCAGGGTGAGACCATCGCAGCCCTCCAGGGTGCCTCTCAGGGCAACCAGCAGGAGCAGGAACTCTCCATTGAGGATCTTCTGACGCTCACTCCCCAGCAGATCGCGCAGTTTGTTCAGGAAGGTCACATCACGGATGAGGATGCCGCAGGCATCCATGGACTCCAGGCTGAAGCTCTCGCCGGTGGCGAGGGTGGTCAAGAAGGTGGTCACGGAAACGGTGGCGAAGGTGCCGCTGCTGCTGTTGGCGCTACCGCTGGTGGTGCCGAGTTTGCCAGCCTGCGCAAGCAGGTTCGGGAACTCTCCGCTCGTTTCGAGCGTGAAGATGCCGCGCGGGAAAATGCCGCAATCGAGCATTATTTCGGTCAGATCGAGACGAAGCTCACGGAGCTTTCGACTCAGAACCAGAAACTTTCCGACAGCAACAAGGAGTTGCAGGTCCGCTGTGATGCTCAGGCTCAGGCTCTGCGCACCGGCATTCGTCCGGTCGCATTCTCCGCAGAGGGTGCCGCTCTTCATTCCTCGGATGGGAAGCTTCACGAGTTCGAAGAGCTTGTGAAGAAACACCGGGATGCCGGAAAGACGCCTGCTCAGGCGATCCGCCTCGCGCAAAAGGAAAACCCAGCCGCTCACCGGGATTATTACCTCGGAGATGCGCGGACTACCCGCTCGCTCTAACAGGCCGCTCTCAAGACTCACTTCAACCAAGGAACAAAATCCATGAACTTTAACACTGTTGTTTCCGCCATTGCGGCCACCGACCTTTCCGGCCTTGAAAATCTCGCCGTCACGCTGACCGCTGAAGGCGTTCAGGTTGCCAATGCTGCTGACCGCGCCATTGGAATCATTGTGCGTGGCTGCGGCCCTGGAGAGGCTGCTGGCATTTTTCTCACGGCAGCAAACGGCCTTTCCTATGTCGGCGTAGCCGATAACAACGCCATTAACATTGGTGACGAACTGGAGCGCGTCGATGCTGGCATCTATCAGAAGAAATTTGCCCGTGCCATCACGGGGGCTTCTGCCACCGGGATCTTCACCAGTGAGGAGCATGAGCTTCCCGCTGGAGTGAAAGTATCGCTCTCGGGGCTGACCGGCGGTTCCGATCTCAACCCGCTTCCCACCATCTACTACACGCTTCCGATCGACGCGAACACTTTCAAGTTGTCGCTCACGAAGGGAGGCGCGCCGGTCGCTCTGGGTTCCGATGTCACCGCTGGAACGCTCACCCGTTCGGATTCGGAGGTGATTCTGGCTTGGGAGGCAGCACCTGCTGGCAGCCAAGGCGGCTTCATCCGGGCGCTCCTTTTCTAACCCTGAACGCTCTCAAGAACATCAACCAAGGAAAATACGACCATGTATAACACGACCGACAGCGTTCCACGTCAGGACATCAGCACGCTTCTCATGGAAGCGGTGCATCAGAAAGAGCACTACATCGGCCAGATCCTCCTGCCTGTCTATGACAGCCCGAAGGAAGTGGGCCGCTATCCCAAGTTTCGCATCGCCAAAGGGGAGCTCCTGAAGCGTGAGAGTCAGAAGCGCAATGCCACGGGCACCTACAACGAGAGCGACGAGAGCTTCGAGTGGGACAGCTACTCGACCGAGGAATACGGTCACGAGAAGCGCGTGGACGACAAGGTGAAGAAGGAGATGAAAGACTTCTTCGACGCCGAGATGGTCACGGCTGATTTTTGCATGAACAAAGTCATGCTGGATTACGAGCTTGCCGCTGCCTCTGCGATCATGGACAGCACTCAGTTCGGAGTGGATGTCGGTTCGGAGCCCTACACCGAGGCCAACCTTGCCATCATGGATGTGCCTCATGACATCAACGCGTCGCTGGAAGCTCTCTCCGACCTCGGGGAAACTCCCAACACGCTTGTCATCTCCCTGGCGCTCTTCAATCGCATCAAGCGGTCACAAAAGCTCCAGACTTATCTGTATGGCTTCCTGAACACCACTCAGGGTGGATCCAACATCACCTCCAAGGTGATCGGAGACGCTTTCGGTATCCCGAACGTGGTGATCGCTCGCAAGACCTACGACAGCGCCATCAAGGGCAAGACGAACATCGTTCCCGTCTGGGGCAACAACTACATGTTCCTTGGCGATGTCCAAGGAGGCGATTTCATGGCTGGCGGTGTCGGTCGCTCGATCATCTGGGAGGCAGACAGCGAAGGCGGTCTCTTCACCACAGATCAGTACCGTGACGAGCCTCGTCGTGGTGACAAAATCCGCGTGCGTAGCAACCGCGTGATCAAGATCATCAACCCGAATGCGGGTCGTCTCATCGGAACTCAGTGGGAGTAGGCCGAGAAGCCGAAAGGCTTACATCATTCAAAAGAACCGAAACCCGAGAGGGGAGTAGGTTTTGAATGAATCAAATTTGCGTTGGGCACGCTAAGCTCCCCTGATCGGTTACTCATGGCCGGTCGGGGGAGTTTTTTGTTTGGGGTGTTGACGGGGAGAACATGAGGTATGAATCCGTTTGATGAAGCTATGGCGCTCGCTGATGAGGATGTCTTTGAAGATGTCTCCGAGCCAATCATTCTGGGGGGAATCTGCATTCTGGCGTCCGTAGGGCCTCTATCAAGTGGTGAAACGACTGATTCTTATGGTGGCCGTGCTCGCGTCGAATCGCTCAGGATTGATGTGCGCAAGTGTGTGCTCGCGGAGGCATTGATTTTTTCCGTGCCGGTTGGAACCGGCGTGACGGTTGATCCTGATGCTCCGGTGCCGCGCCAATACCGTTTTGTTTTTCAACGCGATCTCGGGAGCTCGCTCGCCCTCTTTTGTGAATCCACGGCAGGTACTGGAAAAGCAGAATTTTAAGATGATCAAATTCATAAAACTCACTTTTGGCCTCGTGCTCTGGAGTGCCCTTGAATGGCTGGATCCTGGGGTTCGCTAATTTTATGAAAGATGTACGCGCTGCCCTTGAAACCGAGCTTACCGCCCTCCTCACGAGTGCGGCCATCCTGGATTGCCCTGTGCTTCCCGGTGCCTCTGATGTACCTGCTCCTGACCGCTACGTGCGCGTGGTGGCCACGGGTGCGGAGCCGCGCGGTTCGGCGAGTCTGGTGACGGTGGAATATCGGATTGTGGCACCCATCGACGGCTATCCGGTGATCTGGAGTCAGGAAACTCTGGCCAAGGTACGACTCTGGTGCATTGCCTGCCCCTCGCCGATGCGGCGATACAATGCCAACGGACTGCGTATTTTTGGGTCTTCACCTCCTCGCCAATATCCCGACAGCCGGGATCGTTCCAGGGCGGAGATCCTGCAGTTCAAGGTTGGCGCGATCACTTGCTAGTGGCGCGTTGACATTCCGCGCAAGTGATATGGCTACTCCAATTCATCGCAGGGGCTCGGTTGACTGGTCTTTTGGCGTCAATAACGGCGAGTCTGCTACCGGCCCTGAGGGCCTTGAAGTTACGGAATTTTCCGGAGATCGCGAGTATTCGACTCAGATGGATCGGGTGGATGATACGGGCGCTTTGGTCGATGTACTGATCGGTGCGGAGATTCAAAAGGTTTCTGTTTCCGGAAATGGAGGCACCTCCCTTGTCACGTTTGATGCGCTTGATGCCGACACGCTTTCGCATCCGGTCGCCGGTCTCGGGACGATTTTTCCCGTCAAAGTCAGCGGCGGTCAATCAAACGAAGACTTCACCAAAGTCACCTTTGAGGGAGCCGGTTCTCCTGATCTCTAACACCTAGCCAATCACTATTATGTCACTTGAAACCATTGCGGGAACCGACACGGATTTTGGAACCACTGGCGCATCTGCCGCCGGTATCGAGGAAGTCACGCAGGCAGGAGTTGAGGTAGAATTCAAAACAGTCGTCCCTGCCAAGAATGGCCAGGGTTCCATCAAGGCATTTCTTGTCGGCAAAAAGCAGGCGAATCTGACGGCCGCAGGGTATGTGAGTTCCTTCGAGCCTCCTGCTCCCGGTGGTGCCATCACGGTGGGTGGAATCAGTGGGAAAATCGTCGCTTCGCACCTTGGTGCCCAGGCAGAGGATTTTGCCAAGGCGAACGTCACCGGCAAGGGAGTGGAGCCCTAAGTTTCTTAGGACTCATTCCCGCCGCTCCCGGCCATGGCGGATTCTTACTTTCTTTTTGACGATCGGTTTGCTGAGGCATTTCTGCATCAGCGCAAGCACGTTGTTTTAGGCCGTCGTTTGAAGCCGTTTTCCTATTGGCATAAGCTGCAACTCGAATGGATTAATTCCAAAATCCTGCTCGGGAATCCCGGTCCATGGGATCTCTGGTTGGCTGTTCGTATCTGTCAAAGCCAGTTTCCGAATCAGGCTCGCCTGCCGGGATCCAAAAAATCTTCTTGGTGGCAAGTCTGGTGGAATATCGCAAATTATGGCCGTCGGTGGGATCGTGAGACGGAAAAGTTCCGGGAGTATCTCGGCGACTACTGCTCTCCTCCCAAGCTTTGGGGAGGGCAAGCAAGTGCCAAGCAGCGGCTTGCCGAGGCGTATGATGCCCTCTACGCGCTCACAAATGACTCTGCTGATGCCAAGGAGGCTGCGAGTTGGCATCGCGCTGCTGAGGCCAAACAGGCTGGAGCTCGTCAGATAGACGATTCACTTGAGGCGGTGGCCTGCTATTGCAAGCGCGGTGGTGGTCCTGCTGGGGAAGCGTGGAACATGGCGATGGGTGAGTTGCAGTGGATGAACGCCGTCTTTTATCAGATGGATGGTGGCAAATTGGATATTTGGACCCCGGGAGACCAGATTCGCTTTGAGAGGCATCTCCTGAAGAGGGCGGCATCGATTGAGGAAATCGCGGAAACCATCCGGCCTCTTCATCCGGACGATTCTCAGGAACTCCTGAAGGCGCGAGCGGCAGTCGCTTATTGGGAGCGTGTTGTTGTGAATGTTGACGCGGGGGCAAGGTGATATGGCAACCGATCGAGATACTGCACCACCGCTCGACTTGCTGAATTCGGCAAAAGAGGCGGTTAAGGATACGATCGGACCTCTTGCAGTTCTCACCCTAGGAGCGCAGGCGTACACCTCTGCTCTCTCTAAATCCGTCCTGGAGGCGCGAGCTCTCCAGTCGGCTCTCACGGCCAGCGCTGGCGCTGAAGCCCTGCGCAGGCAGTTCCAGCAACTCGGCCTCTCGGCCGGAGCGGCAAAGAGTCAGGTGGAGCAGCTTGCCCGGCTCGCTTCGACCAGTTCTTTCAGTTTTTCCTCCTTGGGTACGGCTGCGAAGAATTTGCAGTCCATCGGTGGCGCTTCCGTCAATACCGCTGCCAACATGCGCAAGGTCATGGATGTGGCCGCCGCCACGGGTGCTCCGGTGGAGAATGTCTCCGAAGCCCTTGCCTCTCTCTATGATCGTCTGAAGAGGGGAGGGGATGGAGCCGCCGCTGCTGCGCAGGAATTGGCCCGCATGGGGGCCATCAGCCAGGATACGGCCGCTCAGATTGCGCGGTTCACGGCGGCTGGGGCCAATAGTTCGGCCTCGCTGAAGGTTTTGGAGACAGATCTTGGTAAGGCTAAGGGGGCGAGCGTGGAACTCTCCACGACGCTCATCGGGCTGAATCGTCAGCTTGATGGGATGAAAGAGGGGAGTGACGCAAAAATCGGCGCGATGTTCGACGAGGGGGCAAAGGCCGGTCTCCGCGCTCAGATCGCCTTTGAAAAGGTGAGGGATGTCATGCGGGAGACGGCTGCGGAGAAGATCGCTCCTGTGGTGGGGGCTGTGAATTCCGTCAAGGAGGGAATTGGGAATGTTGTCTCCTCCGGTCCAGCGCTTGGGGCGACGAAGAGTCTGACAGGAGGAGCGTATAATTTGGTTGCTGGTGCGACGGTGGCCACTAGCGTCGGATTGGTTCAGTTTCTCAAAGGTGCAATAACTGGCACAGGTTCAACGTGGGGAAAAGCCAAGGAAATCGCTACTCCGATCATGAAGAGGGTCGGTTCTGCGGCAGGCAAGATCGATAAATCGCTTCTTGATAACGAGGGTGCCGCTGGGTCCATTTATCGCGGTCTGTCGCGTGCCGTGGAGACGGCATTTTCCAGTG